TCAAAGTGTGTCGGCCTCCATCTGGTCGATCGCCCGCTTCAGAGACTTCAGGCTGTTGTGGGAATAGCGACGGGTCATTGAGTCCGTCTTATGCCCCATCAGGTCCTGGGTCGTCTTGTCTGCCACGCCGGACTGAAGCAGCCAGCTGGCAAACGTATGGCGTAGATCATGAATGTGAAGCTTCGGCATGCCCGCCCGCTTGCGGATGCCCAACCACCTCTTCGCAAAGCTGTACTGTGGTTTACCCTCCTCTTCTCCAATGAACACGTATCCCTTCCGCTGGTCCTTCGGTGTGTGTGCGAGTGTGTCGCGCACCTCCTGACGGAGCGGTATTCGCCTGGGGCTGCTGTTTTTCACCCGCTCGCCGTCCAGTTGTATGGCAGTCAGCTTGGGGTTTATCTCGCTCCACTCAAGCTTCATGATTTCCTGGTGCCTCATACCGGTCCAGACGGCCAGTGTGATGAACAGGCGCTGTTCGTGGTTGTTGCAGGCCGCCAGCAGCTTGTCGTAATGGTGACGCTGCAGATAGACCTCCCGCCTCGTGGCGTCGGGAATGTCGCCCTTGTCAACCTCCTTGACGGCGTTGTAGGTGACACCGCAGTCCAGTCTCCTTTTCGCAAACGTGAGCAGCAGGCTCAGGAAGGCGAGGTCGCGCCGAAGCTGGACCGTCTTGCCAGTCTTCAGCTTCTCCTTGATATAGGTCTTCACCTTCGCTTCATCTAGTACGCGCAGAGCGACATCGCCCAGCACCTCGACGACGTTGGTCAAACTTGTCGTGTAGTGGCGCTTGGTGTTCTTCGAATACGGCCGGCGCCGGGGGTGCGCAAAGAGCAGCTCCGTCGCCTTGATGATGCGGATGTCGGTGTCGAGAAGAAGAGCGTCGTTCAGCTCTTGTTCAAGACGGTCTGCCTCCGACTGAGCAGCCTTTGGACATTTAAGCCCAGTTGATTTTCGGACGGTGTCGCCCCCGACGCGGAGGCGCGCTTGGTAGATTGCTGATCCTTCTCTAAGGTAAATGTCGGCCATTCCTGGACCTTCCTCTGTTTGTGAGAAACATCCATGTTGTTCAGCCAATGGTCGACTTCTGTCAAGCGGAAGCGGAACTGTCTGCCGATCCTCGCCGCCCCTGGTATCATGCCGCGAGCGGCCCAGTAGCGAATGGTCCTATCAGACACGGCTAGCCTATCCGCCAGCCGCTTTGTTGAAACCCAAAGCACGATACCGCCGCCCAACCCTGAATGTTTATAGATGGTGGCTTCTGTACCGTATTGGGACAGCATTTCAAGAGAAAATTCACGAACGGTAACAAAAATTAACAAATTATTGATGCGACCTATTAAACCTCGCTAATATGCGAACCACGTCGGGGTGGACGGGCTCCCCCAGCTTCTCTAATAACTTGACGCCGTCCTTTATGACTTTAAAGGACGGCGTCAAAGCAAACATATCTTCATCATCATAATGAAGATCGAGCTCGGTAGCGAGCTCAAGTAGGAGATTAGAAATCGTCTCCTTATCCGCGTTTGTCAGGTTCTCGTTCTCCGGCATGTCCAGCAATTTCGTCCACCCGTTTCTTTTTCGTGCCGTGGGCGGGGAAGCCTACTATCACTCCCTTTCTGTCTCCATCAGCACATACGCCACACTGTGTACAACTTACATCCGTATAAGTCGCAGGGCAGACAGCGATTTTCCTACCTTTTGGAGTGTAGTTCGCTAGTCGTTTGACCCTGCGTCTGTAATCACTCAGACTTTCGTCCTTTTTCCTTCCGTATTCCGAATGCAACACGACCGCTACTGGGAGTTCCAGATCGGCTAGCTCGTCGGCCTTGTCTATACTGTCGGCCGACATGTTGATGTTTAAGCCTTCTGCCGCCGCTTCCCTGATAATTGCGAGATTTTCAAGGCTCGGTGGCTTGTGTGTAAAGATTATGGCGCGCTTCCCCTTGCTTGCTTTAGCTATCTTTAAAATACCTTCACGGTCAATATTGTCGCGCTCCCCTGGCAAGTCCCCAGCCTGACCATATCGCCAGATTGCGCCGCGATTAAGCTTGCGGATCGGCTTCAGAGCCTCGTCCAAATCGGAGCCTCGCGCGCCGGAGGTAACCTGGTCCCAGTGCAGCTTCAACGGCCCGGTCATGGCATAGCAGCCGCCCTGCTTTAACGGGCAACTGTCTGGACAGGTTTCACGCGAACTGGTCATCACCGGCATCGGCCCGGTCTTCACGTTCCGAGAGATCGGGGTCGTGTGGTAGTGCATCTTTTCCTCGCAAAAGAAAAAGGGCGCCCCGAGGGACGCCCTTTTGTTCACGCTGGTTGGTGGTTGGTGTTGGCTAGTTCAGCAGCCGCTTAGTCCAGGCCTTCAGGCGGCCGAAGATGCCAGGGCTGCTGGGTTCGATGTTGCTCCAATCGGGCAGACCGTCGTCGTCCTCCTCGTCATCGTAGAAGGTCGAGTAGACCGGCTCCGGGAAAGCATGCTTGGCTTTCTCTTCTGGCACCTCATCGACGATGGTGTAGCGACAGGCTCTGCCCTTGGCCTGGTCGTCGGGCGGGAAGGCCACAACGTCGGCGGGGCTGATCTTGAGGATCAGCACATGTCCTGCGTGCCCCGCATAGAGGGGTAGGTAGTCCCAGGAGCAGAAATGCAGGCCCGCCGAGCAGGTGCGGAACCGATCGAGATCGCACTGGTTCCTGGGAAGGAAGATTGTCGATCCAACGGTGTTCAAGGTCCTCCCGTCGTGGAACGACAGATAGTCCTTGTTCACTTTCTTGTAGGCCAGGAAGAAGCCGTCCGGGGTGATCGGCATGTTGCCATGCTCGAGCCATTCGAACAGGTGTTCGCGGATCTCGTGGTCCGGGTTGAGCTGCAGCCGCTTCAGGAAGTTGATCCACGGCGTGGCCGGCTGTTGCCTCTTCAGGAGATCGATGATCCGCATGGTGAGGTGGTTATGGAGCGCCTTGCCGTCGTAGGTCAGGCCGTCGTAGCCGACCCGAACCAGGGCGTCCTCATAGAGAAGGTACTTGCGGAGCGCCGCGGCCATATCGAAGTCCTCTTCGCCGACTTCGCCACCCTCCACGAGCCGCTGTTTGATCAGCTCGAAGTTTGGGTGGCTGCTGTCGATGCACTTGAGATCTCCGCCGACGAAGGCGGAGATCGTATTCCCGGAAACGACGTGCGGGACCATGGTGGATTACCTCGCGATGAGTTTGAGATAGTGGGTCAGGTGCTCGTCATTGTTGGCGAGCACGTTGAGCAGCGGGTAGCCGGCCACCAGCTTGGCGAACCTCGCGTGGAAGTCTGTCGTGACGCTCGGCAGGCTCTTGCCGGTCACCTCGACCCACAACTGGGAGAGCAACAGGTCCTCATAGGTGTTCGAGGACATGTTGATGGCCTTCTGGAGAAGGTCTCGCAGTCGCTTCGGCAGCTGATCCAGCTTGCGGCCCAGAATGTTGACCAGGCGGTCGTTTCGGAAGCTGGTCACGTCGCTCTTGACGGCGTGAGCCTTGGCGTTGAAGCCGGCGACGGTGTCCTTGAGGAGCTGGTCGAGGTGGATCCAGCCAGGGCGGTCCTTCGGCAGGTTGCGCTGGTTCTTCATCAGGACGATGACAGACTGGTCATGCTTGATGGCGTCGATGTTCCGGAGCCTCCTGATGTAGCGGTCCTGCACCTGTTCCATATCGAGGATCTGGCCGAAGACCTCATAATTGGCGCCCTCGGAGTAGACATAGACGGCCTTCTCCGGCTCCTGGATGATGCTCCGGTAGCGATCGAAGGTGCGGATGTCCTGCTTGCTCAGACCGACCCGGGGGCGGCTGGTGCGGACGAGCTTGAGGCGCTCGATGGTGCGGAGGTCGACGACCGCCTCGACACCGTAATACTCGGTGACCTTGGCCAACGTGTCGGCCTTCACCCACAGGATGTCGGCTTCCTCGTTCTGGTCGCGGAACATCCGCATCCGGTCCTTGGAGAAGCGGCAGTCCGGCGCCTCCCAAACGACCGTGTATCCCTTCAGTTCTTGCGGGGTGAGCGACGGCGCCGTCTGGTAGTAGCGAGAACGACCAGTAGGCTGACGTGGCGGCGAGAACCGGAGGTCGTCCCAATTGAGCAGCACGGCAGCTCGCCCAGCGCCGAGATAGGAGAAGCTGGTGCGGAGTTCGGCCTTGCCACGCCACTTCGGCTGCTTGAGCATGGTCTTGCCGAGACGAGTGGCCAGCTCGCCGTAGACGATGCAGGCGTCCAGGAAAGTGTCCGGCGCGTCGAGGGTGGCCTGGAGCTCGTTGCGGATGTCCTGGCGCACCTGCTGCCAGATGAGGCGCAGGTTGTCCTTGGTGGGCTCGTCGTAGCCGAGTTGCTCTCGCGAGGTCGACACACTGGCCGTGCCGATCGGCACGTCGATGATGATCGGGATCCGGAGCTCGTTGTCGTCGTCGACATGGACCAACTGGGTTATGTCGAGGGGGTAGAGCACACACCCCTGACGGATGCGGGGGCTCGATACATGGTTGGACTTGACGATGCGATAGTTGCTGCCCTCCATCAGCGTGGTGACGCCGGACGGCGTCCACTGATCATTGAGCACAGTCGGCATCGGGTCGAAGCCGATCATCACCTTCTCTATCGCGGTGCGGAACCGCTCGATGTCGAGCTGCTGCACCGGGAACTTGATCATGACGCCGGTGCGCTCCTGGCTCTCATCCTCGGCCGCCAGGCTCACGGTCGGCATGCCGCTGCCGTCCAGGAAGCAGACATACTCGCGCTTCGTCGTGCCGTCGAAGCAGGTGATGGTGTACTGCTTGGTGTAGGCGAAGGCCGACTTCATGCCGAGGCCGAGCATTCCGACCTGGGTGTTGCTGTCGCGCTTGTCCGAGCCAAACAGCGTGGTGGCGCGCTGCGTCACCTCTTCGTGGGTCATGCCCGGGCCGAAGTCACGGACCATGAAGTACGGGCTGAGGGTCGAGGGCGCCATGAGGAGGAACGGCTGGTCAGCCTTTCCCGCGGCGATGTGGGCGTCGTAGGCGTTGGTCGCATATTCGCGCACCGGCGCCAGGATCTTGTCCGAATAGATGCCGTCGATCACGGCGTGGAAGGCGATCGCGTTCATCTCGAAGCCAAAGGTGCGGGCTTCGGTGACGCCGGCGGCGTGGAAGTCTTCGGCGCGGGCGGTGTTGAGCAGTTTCATGGTCTTGTCCTTGTGCATGGCTTCGCCGTGGCGCTCAGGGCGCGGGTGGAAGCGATTGAGAAGGGAGGGGTGGTTTAGGCTGCGAGGGGCTGGATACGGGCCTGGAGCTCGGCGGCGTCATAGGAATTGTGGCGCCCGAGGATGCGCCCGGATGGGCTCGTCACCCACCATTGATCCCAGCCGTGTTCGAAGGGGAGCTTCATGTTGGCGACGTCCGCTCGGGTGAGTACGTCGCCGGTCAGAGGCTCATAGACCTGTATCTGCAAGGAGTTTCTCCATTTTCTGGCGTTGCCCAGGCAACATCTCGGCGACGGGCTGGCCCTTGACGAGCAGCAGGTACCGAAAATTGGCCTGGAAAATTTCGATTGGTTTGCTGTTGGCTTCGAGCGCGGCCACCCCATCGGTCGTGATGGTTTCGCGGCCGATGAACCATTCCTCGGTCGTCCAGCCCCGGCGCTTCATCGCCTTTATTGCAGCGTACTCACCCCCGGCGGGGTAGAGCCTGTTGGTGAGCAGTCCCCGGACGAGGAGCTCTTTCTGCTTGGGTGTCATAGGATCCAGACCTCGTTGTCCTTCATGAACGCGATGTCGGCATGCCAGACGGCGCCACCTCCCGGGCCCTGAAAGTATGGGGCCCTGAACGGGTTGTATCGCACTCGTTGTGCTCCTGTTGGAATGGTCAAAGTCTCCAGTACTAGAGGAAGACCAGAGATTGTTGCGTGAACCTCCTTCTTTCCGGTGCGGATTACCCGCTGGCGAGTGACCTCGTTGACCTTGAAGCGGGGCGCCGCCAAAACGAAGGGGCCGCGATTGTAGAACACGCGACCCCTGGGGGATTGGTCGAAGCCTTCAAGCTCACAGGCGAATTTCGGCCGGATGCTGAAACAGCGCTTGTGGCTGTTCCAGTAGACCTCACTGAGGTGTGACATTCTCTACCTCCCGGTGACTGACCACGAGGCCGTAGTTCTCCAGCTCCTCGAATTTCTCGGCCTGGACAAACGCCTCACCGGCCGCTTCATTCGGATCTTCGTCGGACTCGACGTCGATGGTGAAGGTGTGTATGACCGTCTCGACAATCGTGACGTCGTATTTCTTAGACATGGAGGTTCCTATGCCAAAACAGTATCCAGTGGACCTGACGGACAAAAGCATGGACGAGCTCGAAGCCATCCACGAGGCCGTGATGCAGGCCAAGCAGGCTAAGGCGATCGAGCATCAGAATGATCTGATCCGCCAATATCAGGAGCTGAAGGGTAAGATGGTGAGGGCCGGCGTGGTCAAAGAAGACCAGCTGCCGAACTTCAAGATCCGGGGTTGGTCTCGGTCGAAGCCGAACTGATCCACCGGATCTCCTTGCCTTGTTGCTTCGCATGCTCCTTAGCCAGGAACATGGGCACGAAGTCAGGCACCTCGATATAGTTTCGTTCGACCACCTCGGGTTCCACGACATGTGGCTCCAAGATAGCACCGGCGGGCGGGGTTTCTTCCGGCGCGTCGGGCGCCGGCTCCTTCTTTAGGCCCATGAGGGCGTTCAAGAACGCGGCCAGCTCCTCTCGGGAGTCGATCCTGATGGTGGCGAGCGCGGCCGGTTTGAGGCCGAGCTGACGCCGGTGGGCGTCAGCGTCGTTCTTCATCGGGAACCAGGCGCGGTCGACGTTGTAGACAATCATCGCACCAGCTCCAGGGCGTTGCCGACCTCCATCAGGTCAATTACCGCTCGGTCGATCCGACTGCTGGCCGTTTCGGCGTCCTCGACGTCCTCCAATTCGCGGAGGATGAAGAGGAAGAGTGTGTCGCCCACCTTATCCGCCTGGGTTAGGTCTTGGACGTGGCTATGTTCTCCATTGGAGAAAGTCGCAGCCGCGGCCTTTTGGAATTTGTTCATTTCACCAGCTCCTTTGCTGCGCGGACCATTGTCATGAAGGCGCCGTATTCGTCGCAGAGCCGGTCGTCGCTGAAGTCCGAGACCATCTCGTCGGCGTCCTCGTAGGTGACGCCGTCCCAGTTCTCACCGGCGGCCTTCTTCTCCTCGAACTCCTTCTCCGGCGTCGTGAGGCGGGCCATCTGCTGGACGAATTCCTCGAACCGCTCGTAGCGGTTCAGCGGCTTCTCGCCGCGGTCGTCGCTGTCGACGAGGATGCCGGTCTTCGTGATCCTCACGTTGACCGGCTCGTCATGGTCGGGATCGTAGGCATGGACGACCAGTTGGCCGTCGTTGATCTCGACCCAGAGCTTGCGTTTGGTGCCGTCTGGGCATTTCGCCTCGACGTCGATCCGGGATGTCTCCGACTTGATGTTGACGACCCATTTGCGGGGGTCTGCGTCTTCACCTTCGGCGACCTTCCAGTCTTGCATGTTCAGCCGGGTGTGCATGTTCCTGCCTCAATGAGGGTGGTGTTGTCGTCCAAGGTGATGGCATCGATCGTGACCTTGTCTATCAGGTCGACCATCTTGCTTTGCACGACCAGCTCGTAGACGTGCTCAGCGATCATCGCTGAAGTTATCGGGCCGGCGTAGACGCCGACCGTGATGAAGCAGCTCATGTCCACCTTGAGGCGGACATTGATGTCGTCGGCGGTCATCTGATCTTCTCCAGATCGTACTTCTCGGCGTAGCGCCTGATCTGCTCGGCCGGGTCGGTATTGATGTCGAACCATACCTGGAGAAATTCGTCCTTCTCCACGCCAGCGTCTTCGATCGTGATGCCGTAGAAGGCCTTCAGGTGCCAATCGCAGCTCCGGAAGTATTCCTCTTTGGCGCTCTGACTGATCAGGAGCTCCCTTCGGGCCATGACCGGGTCGCGGAAAGCTTCACCCGGCGTGAGACAGCTGACGATCGCGGGGACGATCTCCCAGTCATAGGCGCCAGAAGCCCTGTACCATTCGGGCAGCAGGTCGTAGACCTGGAGCACCCACTTGCCGATGTCGATGCTGTGGTGCCGAAGCTCGAGCGAGCCGACGTCTTCCCGGTATTTCATCCATTCAGGACTGGCCGGCTGGTCTCCAACGACGGTGATCTCGCATAGGTGCTCCCAGACGCAGAGCGCAGCCTCCACTTCAAGATGGCTGTAGGCGAGGGGGACCTCGACCGACATGTCCTGGCGGTAAACGTGGGCGCCGGCCTTGAGCAGTTCCTCGGCCTCCTTCTTGGCGTCGGCCTCGGTGGCGACAAGGGCTCGGGCAATTCCCGGCACGGTGTCGTGCTCGCCCTCGATATAGAAGAGGTCGATCTTCATTTGGTTTTCCTTTGCCAGTGCATTTCGCCGGCCATGATGCAGCCGTAGGGATCGACGAAGTCGACCACCTTCGCCAAGCCGTGCTTGTTGATCTGCTGCTGAACCTGTTCGGCGTTCTTGTATGCCTCGGGCAGTTCGGACAGGTCGGGGATGCCGAGATAGAAACGGGCATCGACCTTCCGGCGAAGCATCGTCATGATAGCGGCACCGTCTCGGTCTCCAATCACGTCGCGGAGGTAGGCAGTCCGGCTCATGTTCCGGCCGGCGCCATGTGGTGAGAAGCCAAGCGCCTCGACTTTGTCGGCGTGCCGCGTGACCAAAATCGGCTCCGCCATGTTGAGAGGAATGAGGGTCCGGCCGTCGTCGTCAGCCGAGAAGCCGGCGAATGACGGGGTGGCACCCTTGGCGTGGTAGTAGAGGCCGTCGTCGCGCCGGAACACGAAATTATGCTCGTTCCAGAACCGATCGACCACGGAGTTGCCAATGCGTTGCTGGATGCGGTCGTGGAGGACGAAGTGGTTCAGCTTTGTCCACTCGCGCACCAGCTGGAGCGCCTTCCAGTAATCCTGGCCGGCCTCGCTGTCGGCGTCGATCCAAGCGGCCTGTGGGTCGGTCCTGGGCGACACGATCGCGGTGTGCTTCTTGGCCGCGGCCAAGCCTCGCTTGTAGACGAGCGCACCGAGTCCGCGGGAGCCGTGATGGGTCACGATGGCGGGCTGACCGGTCGAGCGCAGCGCGCCGACGAACAGAAAGTGGTTCCCGTCGCCCTGGGTGCCGAGATTGGTCTCGGCGATGTCGCCGTGTTTTGACTGGCGGTCTTGCGTGAAGCGGTTACCATCCATGCGGTCGATAAGATCGACCAGACCAATGGAAGCACCCATGGACGTGTGAAGCGCCCTACGGCCACCCGGGCCAAAATGAGTGACCTCCTGGGCAACGTCCAGGATCTTCTTCAGATCCTCCATGCGCTTGAAGACGGTGATCGCCATCGAGCAGCAGACGTCGGCCGAGTGGAAACCGGGATGGATGGCATTCATGGTGGCCACCACGCCGCCGACCGGGATGATGCCGGCAGGGCAGGCGTCGGGCATGACGACGGCCTTCTCGACGGTCGGCACTCGCATCAGCTTGTCCATGGCCTCGACGACCAGGTTGAGGTTGGTGTGCTCGATCTCGTCCTCCGGCTCGAGGAAAACGTTGAACGGCAGTGAGTTGGTGCGGAGTGGGATCTCGGGGGGTAGTTGGGGTTCGCTCTTGCGGATCTCGGCGAGGATCTCCATCCCCGACCGGCCGAGGCTATGGAGGATGTTGGCGTTGCGGATCGCTTCGCCGAACCACTTGCCTCTACCTTTGGGGTCGATGCCCCAGTCGATCAGCGTCTTGCCAGTGATCATGATGTGCAGTTTCTCCGGTGTTGGATGTGGCGCTCGGCGCCGTTAGGGACGATCTTCAGGCGCATCAGGCACATCCTCCTCGGCAAGATCAGGCGTGGTATCGGGGCTCCACAAGCTGTCGATCGTCATCGCCGGCGATAGGCTGACTTCGGGGAGGTCCTCGTCGTCAAAACGGCGGCCGGTGATGGGGATACCAGCGCACAGGTCTTCACTCAGCTCGATGCCGTTGCCGACCATGTCCATGGCCGCGGCCAGGGCCTGCTCCTCGTCCACGGCCTTGATGTAGGCCGTGGCGGCGATCTTCAGCTCGATCGAATACAGGTTCATTTCTCGGGTTCCGATCTGGTGAGCAACAGAGTGACTGCGCGGGTCAGGTACTCGCATTCGGCCACCTTGAGCTTCTTGCCGGTGGTGCGCTCCATCAGGGACTCGATCGTGTTGACGATCTCGATCCGGCGGAGCTCACGGTCGTGGAACCACGGCTTGATGTTCTTCCGCGGCCTGGCGCTATCGGGGATCAGTTGGCTTTCCAGCCACTCCTTGCCATCTTCGTCAATGAAGACAGTCTGGTCGGCTCGGGTGACGGTTTCCTGGCCGTCGTAATTGTGCTCCGTCCCACTGCCATCGAAATCCCAGGTGCCGTCGTTTTCAAAGACGACACCACACGTGCCGGGTGTGTTTTCCAGGGTGGCGACGATGGCTGTTCCGTCAGGCGCTTTCATGGGATCACCTCGTTCTGTTTACTGGTTGAAGCTATAAGCGATATCGGTTATATGTCAATAAACGCTATCGAATAGGAGAGCGAATTGACTCAAATACCGATATCGGATAGTCGCAGGCGAATGGGACGCCCGCCATTGAATGTGAAGCCAATACTTGTCCGACTGCCCAAGGGCATGGCGGAGAAGATTGATCAAATTGCAGGCGGAAAAAATCGGCGGGCGGCGTTTATCCGTGAGGCCGTGGAGCGCGAGATCGAGCGACGTGAACGCCAGTCGGACAAGGACTAGCTCACTTTTATGGTGTCTGCCTCCGCGAAGATGGCAGCGTATTCCTCGGCTTCCTTGGCCTGCAGCTCGAACTGCTCTGCCAAGCGACGGGCGCCTTCACCGTGAGGGATCATGTCGATCGTCGTGCCGGTGTTGGCCTTCGGCTTGTAATCGATCAGCTTGCAGAACTCCTTCGCGTGGTTTTTGAAGCGTTCCGCCGCAACGGCGCAGATGTTGGCCAGGGTGTTGGGGTTGATGTTCACAGCGCGATCGACCAATCGGCTTCTCCCGTTTTCGCGAGGTGGCGCAGAACCTTGGCGGCCTGCCGGGGCGTGATCTTGTCCCAGTCGACGTCAGCATTGACGTGAGGGCCTACGTTCATTGGCTCGAACAGTTGTTTGCTGGTGCGGTAGTCGAGGTCGAGAAGATCGGCGGCGAAATCCTCGTAACGACTGGGGACGTCTTTGGTGCTGCGAGCGGTTTTCCGGATCTGACCCTTCTCGCCCACCACAAGGCATGCCCAACCGGCGATACATGCCGTGCTGTTGCACTGGAAGCCAACGTTGGTGCTCTCGTCGGGGTCGGTGGGACCGGTATAACTGCCCATGTTGAAGCCGCGATTGTGCTTGCTCGGGATGTTTTCGAGGAAGCCGGCCAGATTGTTGATGGCGTCGACGTTCATGGTAGCCACTTCTCCAGTTTCGTTTTCAGATTGTCGCGGAGGATCCGCCAGAGCGGGATGTCGAGCACCACCTCGTCGGCCGAGTAGGTGTCCAGATCGCCGCTGAATTTCGGGATGTAGTCCCAGGGGTCTTCCAGGAACTGCTCGTAGGTGAGGAGGTCGCTGTTGCAGGCGATCACATCATCGTAGAGGTAGCGATAGAGCTCGTCCTCGGTGGCGAAGGCCATGGACTGGGTGCCGTTGCGATCGTCGATCGCCAGGGTCTGAACAACGATTTTCATGCGGCGAGACCCTGCACCAACAGCCCCATGGCTATGTTGTCGGTGTGGTCTGAGATCACGTCTTCGTCGTTGCCGTGGATGAGCTGCAGCCAGCCGATCCTCTGGCCGATACCACCGCGGAAGATGATCTGGGTCTCGTCGGTGGCAGCGATCTCGGTGGTGATCGCCTCGTAGTCACTGGACTGCTGGAGAGCCCACTCCTCGCCGTCGTAGACCGACACTGTCCAGCCCAGGCCCAGGGCCTTCTTGATCAGATTGCCGACGATCGTGGCCTCGATCGGCCTCATGTGGTTAGGGAACGCCATCTCAATCTCCAAATGGATGCCCACCAGCGGCGCCGGCGGGGTTTTCTGAACTCAAGTTTGTGGGTTTCCATCAGCTGCTGGATCTTGGCGTCGGCCGTGCGGACCTCGTTCTCGGTGAAGCCACGCGCGGTGGTCACGTCGGACAGCTTCAGGATCTTCAGCATCGCCTTGTGGCGCTGGTTCACGCCGGGGGCCACATCCGGTCGAGGAAGCGGTCCCAGGCCTCCTTGGTGTAGGCCATTTGGCTCGCCTCGAAGTGGGCGCCGGTCTCGACCGACACGAAGGTGCCGCGTTCGGTCGGATGCACCGTGACGATGTGGAAGTTGTCCTGGCCACCTTGGTCGGCCACCATCTGCCACCGCTTGGCGCGCTCGGCGTTGTTCTTGGTGTAGGGGTCAAGGTGGACCGGGCAGCATTTCTTGAAGCCGTAGACGGCGAGGCAGAAGTAGCGCGCGGTGGTCATAGTCCGTAGACCTCCTTCATGAGGGTGAGGTAGCGTTGAGGGTGGTGGTGAATGTTGAAGCGCTCGGCGATCGCCGGCCCATCGCAGTCGTAGAGACGGGCTACGACGCTCGTCTCGCCCTTCTCACAGGGTTGGTCATGGCAAAGCACCCAGTGCTGGTAGCGCTGGCTCCAAATGGCGCGGAGCTTCATGGCTCCTCCGTGATGTCGGGGTTAGGAGTCGTATTCTAAAGGTTCATGGTCTGGCTCTTCGTGCCAGAACACCTGCCGCAGATCGCGCATATCGACCTTCTGCCCGCAGATTTTGCAGGTGTAGAAGTTGTCCTCTTCACGCACCGGGTCGCCACCATGCCGATGGCCTGGTTTTGGTTTGCCGAGGTCGGAGAGCTTCGTCATTATCTTTTAAATTCAAAGCGGCTAAATTGTTCCGGAACAGAATTGGACCTCGTGACTTATCGCGGGGTGGGTGGGGTATGCGTCTGAAGTTCATCAAGCCATTGGAACCAGAGTTGGTGCTCGAGCCGCCGGTCAGCGACGACTGGATCCACGAGATCAAATATGACGGGTTTCGCACCCAGCTGATCCTTGACTGGGCAGGCGCCCGGGCCTTCACCAAGAACGGGCACGACTGGTCGAAGCGCTATTGGCCGATCGTCGCCGCGGCCGAGAAGTTGCCGGCCAAGGCCTTCATCCTAGACGGCGAGATGATCGCGCCGGAGCCTGATGGGCGGCCGAACTTCCGCCAGATGCACTCACGTATGGCCTGGAATGCCGAGCTGCTCGCCTTCGTGGCCTTTGACATCCTGCACCTGAACGGTGAGGACCTTCGCAAGCGGCCAGTGATTGAGCGCAAGGCGATCCTGTGGGATCTGGTCAAGCCGGCCGAGGGCATCATTCAGTACAGCCAGCACGTCGAGGGCGGCGGCGCTGAGTTTTACGCCGCAGCCGAGAAGATGGACCTTGAGGGCATCGTCTCGAAGCGCCGGAACAGCCCTTATCGCAGCGGCCCGTCCGACATCTGGGTCAAGACGAAGTGCTGGGAGGTCGGCGAATTCGAGCTGCTCGGCCTCAAGCGGGAACCCGGCAAGCAGACGGTCGGGATCATGGCACGCGAGGGCAAATATGTCGGTCGCGCCACCATCGCGGTCACAAAGCAGATGCGCGAGCGCCTCATGGAACGAGTTCGTAGCGGGAGACCGCCAGTGGGGGTGCCAAAGGCGGCGGTCGAGCCCGAGGTCGAGTGGCTTGCGTCCAGGGTAAAGGCAAAGGTGCGAACGTTGCGAGGCGAGCCGAAGCTGCGCCACGCGACGGTTCAGGCCGTGTTGGACGACCAGCCCGGGCCGTAGCAGGTCCTGCATTCGAGCACGGTGAAATCGTGCCCGTGGTCCGCTGCATAGGCCAGCATCTTGATCTGGCCTCGGGCCGCATTGATGACCCGCAGTAGGGGCGTCATCTTCGGCTTGCTGTCGAGCTGGTCGATCTGGGTGAGTAGCTTGCAGCGCTGGCAGGGAACCCATGTCATTTCGCGGCCCTCTTCGCAGCCCGGGCCAGCTCCTTGGCGCCGCCGCCGGCTGAGTAGTCCTTCTTCCCGCGCTTGAGCAGGTTCTTGCCGATGTTCTTGTCGGTCACCGGCTTGCAGCGCTGGTATTGGTGACGGATGCTCATGGTTTGTACTCCGGGTGATAGAGGTAGAGGATGCCGGTGGTCTCGAAGCCTCGGGCGGAGACACGGTTCCAGTTGGAAAGCAGGCGCAGGAAGCCGAGCTCGCCGGGGGTGCCGATCTGGCGCCAGACATCGGCATCCTCGATCTGGCAGGCTTCGGTGTGGGCGAGCCGAGAGGCCTTGAAGGTCCAGCGGGTGTAGTGATGGACGGTCATGACCTGTCCCTCCCGACGCAAAGGCCATGATCGAGGCATGGCCAACCGTAATTGGTCATAATGCCCTGCACACCGATCATCCCGCCTTTGGGGCCGGTGAACTCGACGCAATAGTAGCGCTCCGATGGGCGGAGATTGCCGTCCATCGTGTAGACCTCGCAGTCCCAGGATGAGATTTCGAAGCCGCTCTCCACCAGCTCGCGCAGGGCGTAGCGATAGAGCCTGGTCACGAGGCCGGGGCTGATCTGCTCGTCGGTGTCGTGCAGGCTGTAAGGCAGCTTTTGACCAACCATGTCGAAACGAGCTTCGCCGCGGACCATGACATTGGTGCGGAGTTCGGTCACAGCCTCATCTCCCTCACCAGCTCCTGGTTCTTGCGGTGGCACCAGACGGCGAACTTCTTACCGGAGTCGACCGCCGCCCTGGGCCAGTCGTTGGCGCGAGCGGCGACCAACTGCTCGATGTCGGCGTCGGGCGTGCCGACATGCTGCCGGCCGATCAGCCAGCGGATCTGTTGGAGCGGGATCTTGGGGTGGATTTTGTGCCGCTTGCCGTCGAGAGTGAAGGATTTCACCTTGTTCTCCATCCGTTCAGGGTGTAGGAATAAATTCATGGCACGGCGCATCGATCCACCCACAATCGAAGAGTTCGCATTCCACGTTGAGCTGTGGAGCGGCGACGATCTGCGGGTGGATGAGACGTTGGCGGTGGCGAAGAATATTCGCGTGGCGCGGGCGGCCTACGAGGAGGCCGTGCGCGGGCAGGAGGGCCGCGTCGTGAAGCTACGACACGGCGCTAGGGTCATTCTGCCTGGCGACGGCTGAACTCCCAGATCGACTTCATGTCGCCCTCGTGGAGAGTGACCTTGCCTTCGGAGGCGTCGATCGTGACTGAAGCGTCGGCGGGGTAGATCTTGAGAGCGTCGGGAACGCGGACGATGATCGCGTCCTTTTCCCGGGCAACGGTGATCAGGTGTGCCATTTCACCACCACGCTCCACGATCACGCCCTTGGCCTGGAGAGCGAGGTCCAGATATTTGGCCGATGCGCTCTTCAGCACGACGATCGCATCGTCCGGTAGGGAGTCGCCCACCTTCGGATGGACCACCGTGCCCCAGGCCGAGCCCTTGCCGCTGAGCACCGCACATTCGAAGCCCATCTTCTCCTGCTGGACCTCGCCGCGGAGCTTGAAGACAGCGTCGTTGAACATGCGGTCCCGCATCATGGCATCCGGCTCGAGGCCGGCGCCAATCAGGAAGTCGGTGTGGTATGGATCATCACCCATCATCTTGACGCCTTGGGGCGACACGATCTGCCAGGGCGGGGCCAGGTGGGCGCCGTCCGTGCGCCATAGGCACCAGTTCTCGAACGGCGCTCTCGGAAAGCGGATCGTCTTTCCATTAAACTCCATTTCGATCCAGCTGAGTCCGGCCTGCTCGATGATCGCCTCCCGCCAGTCGGGAATGCTTCGATCAAGCGTCTTCTGGAGCTTCATGACGTTATCGAGTGCATCGAGCCGCTGCTGGAAGGGACTGTCCCTGTTCAGCATGATGCTCTGGTAGTGCTCGTATTCCTCCAGCTCCATGCCGCGCTGCTTGGCGTCGATCACTTTGTTGCGGAACCGGCCGATCGTGTTGAAGTCGGTCTGGCTGTTCTCGTTGATCGTCATGTGGGTCTGGGCGTCGGGCGCCGGGTCGGTGACCTTCTCGCATTCGTACCGCACCTTGAAATATTCACGCGGATACAGGTCGCAGTAGCCGCGCCGCTCCAGATTGCGGTCGGCGTTGATGAAGGCATCCAGCGCCTTCTGCGGGTCGTGGTGTGCCGACATGAGAGTCATCGGGAACCCTCTGATCTCCTTAAAGAGGATCGACACCGTGCCGTCCTTTGCGGTCGCGATGTCCGGGTCATTCGATTTGAACCGCAGGCTCTTCACCACGTCGCGGTCGGGGTCGTCGGCGTAATACAGGTTGCGCCCGGACATTTCCTGGCCGATCGGCTGCATCAGACTGGATGTCTTCACGCTGTCGCTGTCGGGGGTGATCCGAGCGGCGTGCTTCATGTCGTCAGGTCCCCACGACGTGACAATGGCGTAGGGGCGCAGATGCCGGCCGGCCGACGTGACCCAGACACCGGCGAAGTGGTATTCGAGCTTGGCCTTCCACTCAGTGTCGTTGTCCTCGATCAGGTCAAGATCGTTGATGCCTTCGAGCTTGCTGTCACCTCGCAGGATTGAGAGCACCTGGTCCGCGCTGATCCCGTGCAGGCCCTCATAGAGGATGCGGTAGCCGTGATCGAAGCGGCCCTCGATCACGCGGGTTCGGGAGATTTCCGTTATGTGGTCGCCGTGGACCTGGAAGCACAAGGCGTTCATGCTGCCTCCCTGATGATCGCCGTCTCGCTCATCTTGAAATACATGACGGCGAGCTGGCGGTAGTGTTGGTTGGTGATGTCGGCGATCCGCTCCATTTCTTCGGCGGTCGCGATGAGCTGCACCGGGATCACGCGGTCCTGGTAGAGCGTGTCGGTGGCGGGATCGACCCACTGGCCCTTGCCCGGGGACAGGATCGTGAGGCCGCCGGTGATCGCCCTGATGCGCTTGTCCCACTCACGGTGGTGGCGGGTGCGGACGGGCTTGCCGTTGTTGTAGTTGCACGGCACGAGGATCTGCCAGAGGCATTTCAGAGCATCGGCCATTGGAACTCCTCGTTCAGTTCGCGCCCGTCAGGGCTGTTCTCGCTGATGATGGCCTCGAACTCCGGCGCGCTGTGTTCCTTGAGGAAGTTCAGTGCCTGTTGGTGGAGCAGCGAGCCGGTCATCGCCTTGGTGTAAACGTGGGTCCAGGCCTTCAGGTCGCAGAGGAAGCCGGTGAATATCTGGGCTTGGTCACAGGCCTGCAGCTGGAAGGGGCGGTCGCCGTTCTCATTGAGCTGGGAGCCGCTCGCTTCGAAGATGTCCCAGCCCTCTGCTTGGGCATCGGTCTGCTGACCGGGGTTCCATTCGGTGGTCACGACTACTCCTGATATTTGAGAAACGTGCTGCGCTGCCCGGTCAGCGGGCAGTCGAATTGCCGCCAGAGTTCCTGGCTCCCGTCGTAGGGCTTGCCTTTCCAGAAGGAGCAGTTGTCGACCGTTTGACAGCCGGTGAGCAGCGTCAGGGTGAGGAGCAGGGCGGTCAGCCTCATAGCCGGATGCTCCTGATCTCGGCGTCCGGGTCACGGCGCGGGGCCTCGCGGGTGTAGGTGTAGATGCCGTGGTCGTAGGCAAGCATCACCGCGAGGGCGAGATCCTGGGGCGTGTTGTTGTGGCGCTGGTAGGGGAACTCTCCCGACACCATGCGTGAGAAGTCGTTGAAGCGCACGACGCCGGCGTTGGCATCGAAGACGGCGCGGATGACCTGGCCGTCCTTGGTGTAGAGGCGGCCGGTGTTGAAGGTGAGGTCGTTGACGTTCACGATGGTCTCCAATGATGGCGTAGGTGCCAACCATCCACGCCCCGATCCAGGTGCCAGATCGAGCCAACATGCGTTGCCGTTAAGTGGATGGTTGGTGGACCCGCAGGAGGAGAGCGATGCACCTGAAACTTGTGGGTCAGGGGAGCCGGTCGGCTATCCTGTTGAGGTGGTTCGCGAGATCACGAACCACGTTGCGGTCCACCGGCAGAACCACTCGGCCGCGGCCAATCGTGCCCTTGCTCGTCCAGTTCTCCAGGACGAGACAGGAGTTGGTGATCTCGAGCACGTTGAGCGCCGCGGCCTGAAAGAAGCCATTCCTGCCGTGGGCATAGATTGGCTCCAGGAGCTGGGGGAAGTCGATCTTGCGGTTCATGACGTCTCCAGTTTCGAGACCGTGATCTGGAACTCCTGACTGACCCCATCATCGTGACCATGGATGTCGTCGATGTATCCGTGGATCACGATAGGGATACGCAGCTTCTCGGGGCACTCGCCGAGACGCGGGCGGTTCGAGAAATGACGGGCGAGCCGGTGGCGGCCGGCCTTGACGTCGAGGATGGCGAAGTTAGAGGTGATGGTGGTCATGCTGCGTTCCTTGTGACGTCGAGCATGTAGTCGAGGTGCTCGGGCGGAAGCAGCTCGGCGTTGAGCTGCTTGAAGCGGTTGCCGTCGACTTCCTGCGACCGAAAGATCAGGAACCGGGCGAACTGGCTTGGCCGGCAGATGATCGTCTGCTCGGTGCGGACAGCGTTGTAGGCCTGGGTGCAGGTCAGGCCGAAGGCCTTCTGCGCTGCCCTGGCGTTGGCGGCGTGGTTCTTGTCGACGTCGCTGAGGGTGAAGCGAACTCGGTCATTCACTGGGTGTCTCCTTGACATAGACGGACGGCGCAGGCACCGCGAACGGGCCTGGGCCGATGACGATGGCGACCCCACCGAAGCCGATCTTGGTGAACCGGTGGCGCGGGTCGTCGTGGTGGAGGGGAGGGCCGACGTCGTGGACGGAGTTCCGCCAGTTCTTCATGACGGGATCACCAGGCCGAGGTCGAGGGCGATGTCCTCGAAAGCAGCCTTCATTTCGGCCGGGTACTCGTTGTTGTCATGGGCCTGCTGAAGGAGCTGGAACTCGTCCGACGTCATGTCCATCAGCAGATCGCGCTGGTGAAAGTTGACCAGTGTGAAGCAGCCGCTGCTGGTGTCGAATGCATCCATGTCGACGGTGTAGTCCTCGTCGGCGATGAGGTGGCCGATCGCACACTTCCGGCCGTTGGGTCGGTCGCGGTACAGGCACATGGTGTGCTCCTCGTCGTATGACCGCTCCCAGCCCTGGGCGGCCAGGCCGCGGTAGATGGTGTCGAATTGGGTCTGGGTGATCATGCGTAGAACTCCGTTTGGTAACGCGGCCGGATGCAGATTGGGTCGATGACGATGGGAGTGGCGCCGTTCCAGAGGACGTTGCCAGCGTGAATGTCCGAGATGAACCGATGGTCGATCAGCTGTTCCATCGCCTTGCGGAAGCGGCCGACCGGCTTGGTGCCGCTGATGGAGCCGGTGATGGCCTTGTGTGTGGTGCTGATCTGCTCGGCCGTTTTCTTGGCGCCCCGCACCTTCCGGTAGCGCTTCATGATGCACCAGAAGAGCTGTTTGACGGGGTCGATCACGAGCCCGTAGACCTTGGGGAAGAACTTGGAATGGATCTCGCCCTCAAGCAGTTGCTGGGCGAAGTGCGGGAAGCCATCGGTGAGACCGCAGCGCTTGCTGTAGAGCTTGCCGACCTTGATGACGACTTCGGGGGCGTCGGGATGGACGAACGCCTTGGAGAAGGCTCCGCGGCCGATCTGACGGTATCCCTTTTGGCGCAGTGCGGCTTCGCTGAAGCAGGCGTTGCGGCGGGCGTGATTGATCTGGGCTCTCATGTTAGCACCATGGGTCCGTGCAGACGATTTCGTTGGTGGAGGGCCGGACCATGAAGTTGTTCTCATGGTAGTCGGCGAGATGGTCCGTGAACTTGCGGCGGACGCGCTCCGTACGGCGCAGGAAGCATGCCAGCGAGTGGGTCGGAACGTCCTCGGGATAAGGATGCCGGCTGAGGCTTTCCTCGTAGTAGCGATCGGGTGAGAGAGGCGCGAGGCGCTCGATCTCGGCGTAGAAGAAGTTCTCGTAGAGCTCGATCGCGTGGATACGGGGCGCGTGGGGCGAGCGGGTCTTGGTGCAGGACTTGGCGTAGTCCAGCCAGCCGTCGCTGAGGTCGTGGCCGACCTTCAAGACGGAGTCGGGGCAATCGGGGTGAGCCCAGATCGACGCATATTCTCCGCAGCTGATTTTGGCCCAACCGCTGAATTCGAGCTGGCTACAGACGTCGTGGTATTTGGTGTTGGGATCAGATGCCGTGGTGATGGTGGTCCTGCTCATGGTCGCTCTCCGTGGGCAAAGAAAAAGGCCCTCGCTGGTGGCGAGGGCCTTGAGGTGCTCCATTCTCGAAGGAGCGGCTCGGTCCACGCTCATGCGGTGGACGGGTCACAAGTTTAGGTCGTTGCAGACCCGCATTCAGCGAGGGGGTATTATGGCAAGCCGTTCGTCTCATGACCCGATCGAACTAAATCGATTTTGATCCCATGAGCTCTAGTTGAGTGCCAATTGAGAGATTTGGTTGAAGTCCGATGCGCCGTAGGTGCTCGGAAGGAGCGGTGGTTGATGGGGGCGCTATATTAGTCCGGCGGAGGTGGTGCGGTTACTTCTTCATGATGGCCTCCTGTGTTGGCTGATCGTCGACCACGCATTCGGGAACAACTCTCGGATCAGCTATGGTAGCGCGACCGTCACACCAGCCGCGGTTGTAGAGACGGTCAGCCCATGAGCTGTCCGGCGTTGGGAACGGCGGGCCCGGTTCGCCTGCCTTTGCGGCGGCGTAGCCTCATGCGAGCTCCAACGCGATGTGCGCCACCAGAGCGGTGGCCGGCGTGTCGCCCAGATCCGTGAACCCGCACCAGTAGTGGGCGCCGACCTTTAGATAGGTCGCGGCGATGTCGCCGGTCAGGCGCTCGCTGAGGCGGAAGCCACCGGCGCAGTAGCGAGGTGGCAGTAGGGCCTCGAAGAAGTGGTAGGCCTTCTCGTCGATCTGCCAGTAGCAGCCGAGCATGGACTCGGCGGGCTTTCCCAGGCGCTGGTAAAGATTGAGGTTCCGGTAATGCTGGTCGCTATCGCCCTGGGCGCTAGTCAGTTGCTGCATTTGGCTTGTCCCATGTGAGGTCGAAGACAGAGACGAAGTACTCAGACCCGATGCCACCATCAGCCCACTTCACGTAGACCCGATTGCGGCCGGTCTTGTCCCAGCCGGTGATGGTGGCTTTCTCGTCGCGGAATGAGGTGACCTCGTCGCCTATTTGGACGTGGCGGCCATCGGGGTGGAAAAGGTGGCGGTTCATGCGGCTTTGTCCTTCAGCCAGTGGTCGAACGTGGATTGGGCGGCCTCGTCGGTCATGCCCTCAACGCGGATGCCGGCCATGAGTGGCGCGATGCACCAATCGCAGTCTTCCTCGAGCACGAAGAACTCGAACTCCTGCATGTTGGCGAGTTGGGTCTGGGTGACCTTGAACGAGCGGCGGCGGTAGGGGTGTTGGATCGCCTTGCCGTAGTCCTGGGCCTGCTCGGGGGTGATGTGCTTGATGAAGCGAGCATACTCGTCATGGGCAAGGCAGCGGGCGTCGATCACGAAGCCGCCGTGGCCCGAACAGGAGAAGTAGAAGGCACCGGGCCTGTTGGTGCGGGCGGAATGGGTGCCGCCTGTGCCCCAGAGGGCTTCCGCGATCGAGCGGGCTTGGGAATGGGTCAGCATCATCGGTACTCCACGATGTCGAACTGCATGCCCGACAGGTTGGTGACGTAGTTCTTGCCCTGGTATCGGCCGACGACACGCCAGCCTTTGGTCAGGGAGCTGCGAGGGCCGGTGAAGTCGAGTGTGGTGCCTGGTCTGTGCGTCTTGCATCGTCTGGTCGCGACGATGCGATAGAGGGGCTGGGACATGTCACTTCACCAAGGACGGGTGAGTTGCGGTTTCGCGCTTCGAAAGGAAGCGGGTTGACTGGTTCCGTCGTCTCTTGCGACGGAAAGGGTTGGCCGCTTGCGCCATGACGTGCTTCTCCGTGGCGCTCAGGGCGCGTTGCTGTTGCTGTTGCTTTTGGTGGTTCTTAGGTGGAGGTGGCGCTGGCGCGGCGCAGGATCTCGGCCACGACTTCGGGCCGATACCACTTCGCAAGCTCTTCCTCGTCGACGTTTCCGTCCTCGACGATCATCTGGATTTCCTCGACCTCTTGGTCGGTGAAATCGGCCGTCGAGGTGTCGCGGGGATCGCGCCATGTCACCGGTGGGAGGTCGAGGTATTTGAAGTCGCGCTCTTTCACCACGCGCCAGTGGGTGGGCTCGATGCATCGCGGCTCAAGGCAGGTGGGACGGATTGAAATCCGTGGGAAATCCACCAAATTGAGCAGCACACGGGCCGGGTTTCCGTAGTGGCGCATGACAGGGCGACGACCACGCATTGGACCGTTCCAGATCAGGTGGTTGCCCTCAATGTGGGATTGCCGGAGTACTCGGTCTTTCAGAGGGGTTTTCGGTCTGGCCATGGGTGCTCACATAGTATCGCGGAATAAGGAGAACAGTGTGAGGGGCCAATTCCTAAGACCATTATTTTATATGTACTATAGTCAAATTTTCTTAGCCCCTTTGTGATTTTAGGTATCGTTCTGTACTCCTTATTATTTTCCCCGCGTTGGGGAATTGGGAGAGAAATAAAAGATCTTATAATAGGGAAAAAGCCACGCAATTAGAATAGCTTATTCCGGTTTCTTAAACTAATGTTTGATTTCGAGTGCCTCGAGCACCCTACCGGCCGGTCGGCGAAGCCTGGCCTCATCGAGATAGCGAATGGCCTCCAGCCGGTTCTTCTCGATCGCTTCGAGCCGCTGTTCGACCTTAGCCGGGGTCCAGTAAGGGTGTTGCATCATCTGATTTCTCCGCGAAACTGGTTGCAAAAGACAACTGGAAAACTCATGTGGACGCGTGACAGAAAAACTTGGTGGAGCGCTGATTTGGCCCCCGCCACCGCCTGCGCCACGTCCAGAGCCCGAACCGAGGCTGAATTCCACAACAATAAGTTGCAGACACAGCCCCAACCGCTCGGTTAGGATGTGGCGCAGGCGCTCTCTCTCGGGATGTGGTCGTCGTCCCTCCGTCCGCGTTGACCCGTCTCCCGCACCCGAAGTGCAGCCAAGCGCTCTCCCGAGCTTCCGGCGCGTCCCGCTCCCCCACACGACCGTGGAGCGGCCTAGAAATGTCACCTGATCTGGTAGCAGATGATCTCGCGCCACCCGGCTGGGATGGCGCCGTCCGCCGCGCGCCACGCGGCCACGCAGCTCGGGCCGGCCGAGATCTGCTTGCCGTCCACCTCCAGCGTGTAGAGGTGCTGCTGGCCGTCCTGTAGCTGTGGTGACATCCAGCCGACGAGCGCGGCCAGCCCGCTGGCGGCGAGTGTGATGCGGATCATGAGAGTTCTCCCTCGAAAATGACTTTGAGATCGGAGAGCTCGAACCCCTGCGATCGGGCGAGCTTCTCGGCTTCAACTTCAGCGTGAAGGGCACCGCCCTTCACCCGCGCCAGCACCTGGCCCTCTTGGCGATCCATGATCACGAAGACGGTCTCGACCCCACGCTGATCCTGCGGCGAGTACAGCCGGCGGGCATTGCGTCGGACGGGGGCCTGGTGCTGGCGCGACGGCCGAGCGGAGACACGCTCAAGCGCCTCACGCTCGGGTGCGGTGCAGGCGACCTTGGGAAGGCTGAAGCCATTCCAGACGCGATGCACCATGTCGGCAAGGGAATGAGACTGCGAAAAGCCGTCCTCGCGCACCAGCACGGTATGCGCCAGACGCTGGCCGCGACGGGGTTTTTGCGACAGGTCCGGAAGGACACGCATTCTCACTCTCCTTGCGATTTTTGGGCTGTAGCGGGTGCGCTAAATGAGCGTCCACGCGCACCCTATGCGCGGACGCAGGAGGGGGTGGGCCGCCCGTGGGGGCGGCCCGGGGAGGGCGGCTTAGGCCGCCTTCCTCTCTTCCGTGGGCTGCATCGCCCGCTGGATGTGCTCGTTCAGCCATCCGGCGAATTCGATCGCCTGTTCCAGCGTCAACTCGCTGGCGGCATGTCGCAGACCGATCAGCGGGTCGACCGGGTTGAGTTCGGCCTCACGTTTGGCCTTCGCCTCCGCTTCGGCCTGTTCCTCCGCCTCCGCTTTGGCCTTCGCCTCCGCTTCAGGGTCCGGTTCGGCCTCCGCCTTGGGCGGCATGGTCTCGACAGAGGCGTATTTGCATACGTCCTCGTAATCCTTCATGTTCGTGACCTTGAGCGCGGTCTTGTGCGCCTCCAGCGCCTTGACTGCGAAGTCAATCGCCTCATCCAGCGCCAGCTCCACAACCGCCTTGCGGTGCGCCGCCGGGAAGCCTTCCGAAAAGGCCTTTTCGGCAATCCGCCATGCATTGCGGAACGTGCTGGTTTCCTTCGCGCCCTTGTCGACGCCGAACACCTTGTCGGCGAGGCGCTTTTTCGCACCCTTGCCGCTATCGCGGCACATCGCCAGCCAGCAAACGCCCACGTAGTAAGCGCCATTTGTCTTGTTCTCGAGATCGCGGATGCGTCCAGCGACGCCCGCCAGCGTGTAACCCGTAGCCATTTTCACTCTCCGTTTTGCTCAATTGAGCAGGTTGTGGATCAGGCGCACCTTCCCCGTCCTCGCCCCCTTCGGGGCTTGGCGCTGCTCGATTGAGCAACTTCCGGTTCAGACATGGCTCCGCCCTTGCCTCCCGAGGGAGACCTCGCGGGGGAGCCCCGCCACCAGCAACAACTCATTGCCGATAACTAAGAATAACCCACCAGTTCGCAGGAACAAGAGAAGGAGTACACCATTTTCCTAGGCTTTTCCTGCCTCGACGCCGGGAATGGACCCACACATACTCTACAAAAATTTTTGGAAAACCAAGTAATAGCACTCTAATACTTAGCAAGAACGAAAAAGGGCGCCCCGAAGAGCGCCCTTTCTTCCGCGTCTCTTGACCAAATCCCTAATCCCAAACCGGGAGATGGTCAAACGCGATACTATAGGAAGAGTGATTTTTAGTGTTTTGCGTCCGGATCTCCGGCGATCCTGGGGATCCGAGCCATCATGTCAGCGCAGGAGGTCCGCACCACCCCCAGCGCCTCCTCCACCGACATCTTGTCGAGCAGGAACAGAGCGACCGCCTGCTCCAGGCAACTGACGATCTCCGGCACTGAGCAACCAGCCTGGAACGCGATGTCCAGGTGGTCGGACACGGCGTCGAGCAGCAGGTCGAGGTCTTCATTCTGGCTCATAACTGATCCACTTCTCGTATTCCCACCACTCATCAGCATCGACGGTGATTACTTCATCGTCCCCGCAAAGGTGACGTAGTTGTAGACGATGTCGGTGCCCCCATTCCGGATCTCTCTCAGCTGCTCGAACCTGAAGGCGGGCGCCAGCTCCTCCATCAATCCGTGAAATCTCTGACGTGGCACACGCTGGACACCCCCCGCCTGAGCGCAGAAAACCCAGTATTCGTCGAAAAGGAGATCCCCCATAGTGCGGGTCTTGGAAGAATTCATGCCCTCGTGCTCGCGCTTCCCCACTCTGAGACGAGGGCTCTGTGACAAAAAATATCGCACCGAATTGTTCTGGTTAGCCATGTCGTCGATCACCACCCTATGGCTTGAGGGGATGGTGTAGTCCTTGTTCTGCTTCAGTCGCGAGAGCCCCTGGAGCGCCCAGGCGACGATCTGCTCGCGCTCGGCCGCCAGGATGATCTGGTCGATGTCGATGATCTTCTTCTCGTCCGGGATACGCCGCGGAAACTTGATGAAGAGCCAGCGACGGTTGAAGCCGTCCGACGTGTCCTTGGTCTTGGGCGTGTGGTTCGAGGCGAACCACTGGGCGGCCCGCGCGTTGAAGCCGAACGGCGACTGGTTCTTGTGCTGAGCCGTGATGTTTTCGCCGCACACGATCTGCTTGAAGATTTCGCCGTCGATGTCACGCTTCTCGGAGATCTCACCGGCGAAGTTGACCAGCTTGTCGGCCATCTGGGCCGGCAGGAACTTGTCATGCCAATCGGTCGGCGGGATAGCGGAGAAGCTGCCCTGCGGGATCAGGCCCCGGAGGATCTCCAGGATACGTGACTTGCCGCTGTGTGCTTGGCCGATCAGACAGAACGCTCGCTGATATTGCGGTGCAATACCCATGAGCGTTACCGCAAGTGCCTCCTGCAGCGCCATCACCTTGTCGCCGTAGTCAGGATCTTCTCCCCAGCAATCGTCCAGCATCTGAAGAAAAAGCGGGCAGCGGCTGTCCTGCTGGTACCGATAGGGCAGCACGTAGGTGCAGCCGAACTCTGGTGAGTGCTTGCGCAGATCCAGCTCCTCGGTCAGGAAGCCGTTGGCGAAGTTCACGCCGGTCAGCTGGACCGACTTGAGCTCGGCCGTCAGCTTGCTGCCCATCAGCTTCACGATCTGCGCCAGGTCGGAGTACCGCTTGCAGACCGGCAGCTTGCCGTATTCCTGGGACAGGTGTTTGATGAACTCGTTCTGGTCGACCGTCTCCCAGGACGCGCCCTTCCACTGCCAGAACTGGCCCTGGTGGAACTTCAGCTTGCCGAACTCCTCCATGTCCTTGATCGCCGCCAGGGCGACCTCGGTGTGGTCGGTGCCGGAGATCTCGCCCATGCGCAGCTTCTTGAGCTCGCCGCGCAGTGTGGTGAGCGAGAAGGCACCTCTCGACGCCGAGACGATGAACTTCAGAATGCGCTCTTCATCGAGCGAGCTGATGTCGGGATTGCGCGCCATGCGATCGAGCACGACTTCCACGGCGCGCGTCCAGCCGGCTGTGTCCGGCGTGACATGACGCTCGAACTCGGAGACCAGGTGGGCCGTGATCCTTTCAGCGTCCCAGCGCTCATTCTCGTCGGTGATAGAGAGGCCGAGCTTGGTCTTATCATCCTCGGTCAGGCCGTCGTCCCAGCCGAGGGGGAGGGCCTTGCGCTTCTCGCCGGTGACGTCGCGCATGAGGAAGTCGACGACCTTGGTCTGCGCCTTGCCGATGTCGACCTCATCGCCGGCCACCTTCTCGGTGTAGCCCTCGACCCAGGCCTTCATCTCGCCCATGGCTTCAACCAGTGTGCGTTCACCCCTCGTAACTGCTCGAGCGAGCAGGCCGGCATTGTAGACCAGAGCGTTGTCACGCGCACCAGCCGGCACGAAAGAAGTGATTTTGGTGTTACCCGAGCTCGAAAGCTCGAAGCCCTCGACCTTCAGAGCCTCGCGCAGCATGCCCTCGACACCCTTCGGGAGGGCCGGGAGGGCACCGATGACCTCGGTCAGCTCGCAGTTGGCCGCGTAGGCCTTGCCCGTGTCCGGGTGGATTGACGGCGGGAGCACGATCTGGGTGCCTTTGGACAGGCATTCCAGCAGCATTTCACCTTTCGAGTCCTTGATGCGGAAAGTGCGCTCGCCCTCGAACCGGTAAGCGTAGACGGCACCCTTGCGACCGACACGGCGCCAGGGCGACTTCGGGAGGAGCTGTTCGATGATGCGCTGGACGCGCGGATCATCGCTGTCGACGTCGATCGCGACGATGCCAGAGGCGGCGCCCATCGGCATGCCGATGTTGCCGTTGCCCTTTTGCTGCAACCAGATGTGCTGCTCGCGTTCGGTGGGCATGCGATCGGCGAAAACCTGCCACGCATCGATCCACGGGTTCTTGAAACCGATCCGCAGCGGGATCGCGGGCTTGCCGAGAGCCCAGTATTTCGGCGCTTCGGAGGCAAAAATACCCATCATTCGGCCCCTTTCACGCGCTCTTTCAGCGCCTGGATCTGATCCGGCGTGCAGATTTCGTCGAGAAAACCGACGATCTTGGCCTGGAAATCGGCCATTTCCTTCATGGTCCAGACCTTCTCGCGGGCCGCGACCAGCTTCTCGATGAGGCCGGCGCGGGCCTTGGCCACCTGCAGCTTCTCGGAATGGTCGGCGTTCCCGAGGCTGGCGACGAGCGTCTTGAGATCGGCCAGGACGGTGGTGATCTCCTGCTCGACGTAATCAAGCCGGTCTGCTTCGCCGTCGAAGGTGACAGCTTCGGCCGCACCACCGCGGCCATTGAGCTCCTTCAGGAAGTCACGAATTTCGGTCGAATAGGGCGACTGATCCAGATAGTCGGGCTTTTCGCGCAACTGGTTCAGCGCCACCCTGAACTGGAGGACAGTCGCCTCCGGCAGGGTCGGGTAGAAGTTGGACATGAGGTACTCCGGTTTGGGGTATCTCATGTGGGGTCGATTTTTTGAACATCGACCGCACTACTCTAGGACAAGAATGAAGATTTCCGCAAACAACAGCCCGATATAAGGCGCATGAGCCTTTACGCGGATTTTCTAACCCGCCTTCAACAAAAATTCCCCGAAGACGGGGCAGAAATGTCCATGTCGGAGTTCATCTGCGCGAACACGAGCCTCCGAAAGAAGCCATTTTCGTTCAAGGGATACGAGTTCCAGCGCCAGATCGTGGACGATATGCACCTCAATCTGTCGGTGATCAAGTGCTCGCAGGTGGGCCTGACAGAGGTCCAGATCCGCAAATTTCTGTCGTTTCTCAAGCGAACGAACGGCATCAACGGCATCTTCAGCCTGCCGAACGACGAAATGTACAAGCGCGTGTCAAAAACACGCATCAAGCCTCTGGTCGACGACGAGCTGGTCTTTAATCAGCAAGACTCTTCGAAGAAACCAGCGCGCTCGATGGACCTGTACCAGATCGATGACAGCTTCGGCTTCATCACGGGCGGCAAGGAAGGTGACGCGACCTCCATCAACGCCGACATCATGTTCAACGACGAGGTCGACCTGACAGACCAGGAGATCCTGGCGCTCTACGGCTCGCGCCTACAGGGCTCCGACATCAAGATGCGTCAGGGTTTCTCGACCCCAACGTTCGAGGGCTACGGCATCGACTCCTCCTACAAGGCGTCCGACCAGCATGAGTTCCTCTGCCGGTGCGGCTGCGGCCACTGGAACCTGCCGGTCTTCAGCCCACGTTTCGTCCACATCCCCGGCCTGTCGTCGGATCTCAACGATCTCTCCGAAATCGACAATGACATGGCGGCCAAGTTCGATTTCTCGAACGCCTTCATGATGTGCGAGCACTGCGGCCGGCGCCTGGAACTGGGCGACCCCGATAAGCGTGAGTGGGTGCCCCGCCACCCCGGCCGGCTCGGCCGCGGATACTGGGTCCGACCCTTCGCTACGCCCCGTCTGTCCGTCCAATACATCGTCGAGCAGCTGCTCGACTACAAGCGGAAGAACTCGATCCGGCGTTGGTACAACACCGTGCTCGGGGAACCCTACAACGACGCGAATGCCCGCCTCTCCATCCCGGAGATCGAGGCCGTCATGAAAGGCGAAGGAGCCATAGATGTACCCTTGGGATCTCCAGTGGCTGTGGGTGTGGACGTTGGTCAGACCTGTCATGTTGTCGTGGCTCATCTGGGACTATCGGTACCGGTTGTTTTTAAATGGCTGCAGGTTCCCTCAGACGACCTGAAGGAGACACTGGCCGACATCCGTCAGCAATATCGCGTCGTCGCCGGGGGCATGGACCTTAACCCCTACGCACCGCTCGCCCGCGAGATCAGGGATGAGTCCAAGGGCATCATCATACCCATCGAATACTCGACGAGCCTCAAGGCCGCCCCGGTGACCTTGATCAAGGACGAGATGGACAACATCACCCACGTCTCGTCCAACCGCACCGGGATCATCGACAAGACGGTCGGTATGATCCGCGGCCAGAAGATCGTCTTCGCCGGCTACGGCAACAAGAAGCTGATCATCCAGACACACCTTCAGGACATGGTGCGCGTCGAGTTGCCGGAACAACCGGCCAAATGGGTCAAGCTCACCGGCGATGACCACTTCTTCCACGCGCTTGGCTATCTTCTGCATTCGCTGCGGGTCCATGACTACATCGCCAGCCAGGACGAGCAGGAAGAGCGCCAAATGTCGATGATCCTGGGCCTCGTTCAAGCGGTGCAGCAGAGTGATGCAGGACTGAATTACAGAAGTCGCCTCAAGACCCCATCTGTCCTTGGACTTTCATAAGGACATACTGTGGCGGCTTTCGATTTTCTCAGCGCAATCATCCCTGCGAAGAAGAAAGCCAAGGTTGGCGGCACCGCCTCCACGCCTACCTACAATCCACAGCAGGTGGATCGCGTCCTCACGGTTCCGCAATACCGGGACCACCTCACGGATCTTTTCACAACGCGGCAATCGGACGACAGCCGAACCCTTCTCCAATCCCTGTTCAAGTTCGATCCCGACGTCTCGGCGGCGCTCAACGCATACCTGACGATGGCGAACACCGACTGGATCGTGCTTGCGCGCGACCTGGAGCAGAACATCGACCGGGACGCCACCAAGAGCCTGATGCTGGCCATCGAGAAGATCGGCCGACCGACCGATTACACGCTGGGCTTCCAGCTGAAGAAATCCATGCGCTCGATCGCCGAGGAGCTGCGCTACATGTGCCTGCTCCGCGGTGGCATCGCCGCCGAGCTGATCGTCGATAAGCAGCTGCTTCCCGATCGCATCCGCAACGTCGACCTGTCGACGGTCCAGTGGTACGAAAAGAAGCCTGGCGAGTACAAGCCGATCCAGAAGATCTCGGGTTCCAACGACGAGATCAATCTCGACATCCCAACCTTCTTCGTGTCGCACTACCGCAAGGATCCGACCTCGATCTATGGGCATTCGACCTTCGTGTCGTCCATCAACACGATCGCCGCCCGCCAGCAGGTAATCAACGACCTTTACCGCATCATGCGCCTGACGGGCTTCCCGCGCATGCAGGTCGAGGTGGTCGAGGAGGTTCTGACCAAGAACGCGCCCGAAAACATCAAGTCCGATGACGTCAAGCTCCGGGAGTGGAAGGCGAACCGCCTGGGCGAGATCCGAGCCGTGATCGAAGGTCTGCGCTCCGACCAACCGCTGATCCACTTCGACAGCGTGCAGCCATCCATCATGAATGACGCCAAGCCTGGCGCCGGTGTTGACATCACGGCTGTGATCGAGACGCTCAATGCCCAGAACCAGGCTGCGCTGAAGACCATGGCGACCGTGATCGGCCGCGGCGCCTCCGGCGTCAACACAGGTTCGGTCGAAGCGCGCATCGCCGCCATGAACGCCGACGAGCTCAACGAACCCGTCGCCGAGCTCCTGCAGAATGCCTTCTCCTTCATCCTGCACCAGCAGGGTTTCCAGGGCTTCGTCGAAGTCCTGTTCCGCAAGGCCGAGCTGCGCCCAGATACCGAACTCGAGCCGCAGTTGACCCTCAAGGCCAGCCGGCTCCGTCAGGACCTGTCGGACGGCCTCATCACCGACGATGAATATCACCTGTGGATGTATGGCCGGCTCCGCCCCGACAGCGCGCCGGAGATGGCTGGCACCGGCTTCATGACACCCGTCAAGACCAAGGCCGAAGAGGTCAGCCCGAACTCCGACCCGCTCGGCCGGTCGCTCTCACCCGAGGGCAGCAAAGCGGCGCGAAGCAACTAGTCAATGTGCAGCAATGTGCTGCACTCGAAGTTTGCGACCTGACTAACAAATCACGACATGCCACCCAGCAACGCAGGGTATGTCGTGAAACAAATTGCGAAAACACCGGAGATCATCGCGCGCCTCAAAGAGGCCGGCGCGGAGGTTGATGAAGTCGCGATTTTTGAGGCGATTGCTCTGAATAACCGCCCTTTGCGCAAGCGCAGCCCGATCTACAACGGCGCAGTCGCGCAGCGATCAATTCTCCTGGAAATGGCCCTGGCGCTCGAGACCGAGAGCCGGCCTGTCCAGATCATGCACGAAGGGTCAGACCTTCCGATTGGCCGCGTCTTCCGCGGCCAGGTATTCGACGGCCAGGACACCGAGCTGCGCGTCCTTTTGTGGATCGACAAAACCCATCAGGATAAAATCAAACAAGTCGACAACGGCACCGTGGACCAGGTCTCAGTCGGCATCCTGCCCAAGCAGATGATCTGCTCGGCAGACGGCTTCGATTTCTTCGGCCCCGATGCCAGCTTCGAAAACATCTTCACCGGCACCACGCCTGACGGGCACACGGTCGGTGAGAACGGCGTCTACTGCAAGATGGTTGGGCTCGAAGCGTTCTTCGAGATCTCGCTCGTCGGACAAGGCGGCGCCCAAAACGCGCGCATCGTGAACAGCGATCAAAGCCGGTTCTCGCCTCACATGAAGGCGCTGGCCGCGAAGACCTCTCTCGATCGTCTCGCACTCACCGCAACTGCAACCATCAGGGAAAAGCCCATCATGGACGTCAAGGAACTCCTCGCCGAACTGCGCTCCACCGAGAAGGAGAGCATGAAGGTAGCCATCGAAAACGAACAGCTGAAGGCCACGAACACGGCACTCACCTCGGAGCGCGACACGCTCAAGGCTGCTCTCGACACCGCCAAGCAGGGAGCGCCTGCGATCCAGACGGAGCTCGACGAGCTGAAGACCAAGCACACGGCCACCGAGGCAAGCCTGACGGCGGCCGACGCGGCTCTCCGCGAGATCTGCAAAAAGGTCCTGACGGCGGCTGGCCAGGTCGACGCCGAGGTCCCGGCGAAGATCGAAGACGTCGTCGCCAAGATCAACGAGACCAAGATCAATCTGACCGCCGGTGGTCGCGCCAAGGGCGCCGAGGGTGACCTCGGAGCCTCGGGATCCCCTGTGGTCACGTCGTTCCGCACCCGCCGCTAATCGCAACCGCAAGCCAACAGGAAAACGAACCAATGGCCACTTATTCTCATCAGAACGTCACGCTGCGCGGGTTTCACTGGGAAGTCTCGTCGCTCACCTTCAACCTCGCCACCGGCATTGTCGACGCTGACGTCGGCAAGGCTGTGTCCCTCGACGCCTCGGGCGCGAACAAGGTCAAGCTGGCCGGTGACGGCGACACCATTATCGGCCGCCTCTCGACCATCGAAAACCGCTCCGTCGAAGGCTCGCTGATCGGTGCCGTCGAGCTTCAGTTTGCCAACCTGCTTCCGATCAAGGCGGGCGAGGTCGTCGCCGTTGCCGACACCGTCGTCGGCGCCGGCAACGGCGAAGTCAAGGCGCTGAAGAACGCCGGCGCGTCCGCTCCGAACCACAGCATCAACTTCGTCGCTGAGGTCATCGGCAGCTACGCCGTGGTGGTCAAGGTCTAATCAAACCCCGAACGAAACGAGGAAACACTGCAATGCAATTCAAGCCTCTCTCTCAGGTCAAGCGTCGGGGTGTGGAAGCTCTCGCCTCGCTGAAGCACGAAGACGCCCAGGCGTCGAAGGGCGCCGGCCAGAAAATCCTGTCGGAAGCCAAGTCCTTTGGCCTCGGCATGCGCGACTACCTCAACCTCGCGATCGACGTGCGCGGTTCCGAGGAAGCCGACAAGCGCTACCGCGACGACCGCGGCTATCTCTCGGGCTACGAGGCCTCGCTGGCCTACCTGAACCTGCCGATCCAGAACGACTTCGAGCGCGGCATCGTGCTGGAAGCTGCGTCGGACACGTTCCAGACGTTCCCCGGCGTCCGCGCCATCTTCCCGGAAGTCGTCGACGACGTCGTCCGTTGGAAGTTCCGCCAGGACACGCTGGAGACGACCGCTGCTATCGTGGGTTCGAGCCGCACGATGTCCGGCGTCGAGCTGATCTCGACCGTCGTCGACGACAAGGCCGACGATTACCAGGTCGTGTCGGCTGTCGCCGAACTCGGCCGCTTCCCGGTCAAGACGATCCGTCTGTCCGAACAGAGCGTCAAGTTCTACAAGCACGGCGGCGGCTACCGCTTCTCGTACGAGTTCGATCGTCGCGCCAGCATCGAGACGCTGGTGCCCTATGTCAACCGTATGGACCGTGAGAAGGAGCTGTCGAAGGTTCGTTCGGCGACCCACATCCTGATCAATGGCGACGGCGTCAACCCGGCCGCTCCTGTCGTTAAGCAGAAGGACTTCGTGTCCACCGCTGCCGACAAGAAGCTGAACTACGAGGCGCTGCTCCGCTGGCTCGTGGCTCGCGCTCAGGCTGGCATCCCGGTCGACACCGTCATCGGCAACTGGGACACCTACATCGACTGGCTGCTGCTGTTCGCCATCCCGACGTCGAATGCGAACCGCACCGACGCAGAGAACCTGGCGGCCTCGGGCTTCCAGATCGGTGGCGTGCCGATCCTGCGTGGCACGGTCAACTTCGCCCTGTCGTCCTCGGCTCCGGCCAAGCAGCTCCTGGGCATGTCGCGCGGCGACACGCTGGAAGAGCTGAACGAGGGCGGCTCGCAGATCGAGGAGACCGAACGCGCGATCACCAACCAGTCGATCACGTTCACCAAGTCCGAGAACACCGGCTACAAGCTGGCCTTCTCCGACACCCGGTCGATCTTCGACTACGACAGCACCGACGACTAAGAACCCAGGCCCGCCGCCCTAGAGGCGGCGGGCTCTTTTCGGTGTGAGGAAAATCATGATCAAATTGCTTGCTGAAACCAAGGGCTCTTTCCAGCTCCACGACCTGGCCCACAAGGGCCAGCGCATTCATGCCCGCCGGCCCAGCGTCGTCGAGAACTCCCATTTCATCCAGGACCGTATTGGCCGCGGCCAGGTTCGGATCATTGCCGAGCTCAAGCCCGAGGCGACCGACGAAGACTTCGTCGCCTACGTGAAGGAGGCCGAAGGCGACATGCAGTTCGCGATCGACGCCTTCATGGCCGAGTTCGGCACCGAGGCGGTCGACCAGCCGGTCAAGAAGAAGCGCGGAGGTCGGAAGGCCAAGGAAGACGAAATCCCCAGCCCGGAAGACGAAGCCTGATGCGTACCTTTGAGGCCGGCGGGGATGTAACCCTTCCTGTCAACCTGACCTACAACGGCCAGCCTGCCGTCCCGGATACCGGGACGGCAGTGCTGTCGGTGACAGGTCCGGATGGGGCTGTCCTCTTCACGCAGGATCTCACCACCGGCCCGACCGACGCCGTGCTGGTCGTGACGGTTCCCGCCGAGCACAACGAGATCTCCACGTCGTTCTCCCGGCGCGTTGTGCGCGTGAGTGCCCAGCGGGGCGGCATCCCATTTGACTCCGTGACGACGTATCGGCTGGTGCCGAAAATCCTTTACTCCGTCCAGCCAAAGGACGTGCGCTCATTTTTGGGCGTGAACGAAAGCGAGCTGCCGGACGAAGACGTCGATCTCTCGGCCGCGCTCCTGAACCTTGAATTTCAGGTCACCCGCACAACCTTGGCTGCTGCCCTGACCTCCGGCGAAGAGGCCGAGGTGCGCGCGAACGAGGCGGTCCTGTACCGGGCCGTGCTGGACATCATTCCTTCGCTCTCCAACCGCGTGGCCCAGGAAGAGACGGACGGGGCGCTCAGCTTCAAGCGGAATGCCCGCAAGGACTTCTCCGAACTGAAGAAGGCCGCCGAGGGCCGTCTATCGGCCGCCCTGGCGATCATCAACCCGGTGATCGACCCGGGTTACGCCATCCTGATCACCACGACCGACGCCGATCCGATCACGGGGTGAGATATGGCCAGCCTCCACACAGCCGCTCGCCGTTTCCAGACGCTGATCTACAAGGAAAACGGTCAGCCCTTCAATGGCACCATCATGCCGGTCGACGAGGGCAAGGTCCCGACCTACGACTTCTCATCGCCACGGCTGATGCTCCGCACGATCACCGCGGGCGTCGTCAAGCCGCGCGACATCATCCTGGATGAGCAGAACCGGCGCTTCATCGTCGCCAACAACGGCTACTCGCCATACGGCGAACAATTCACCTTCAGGCTATTCCAGGTGCTGGCCGACCTGGTCTGGAAGCGACACGCGAGCCAGACGGACACTCTCACGGGCCTGAAGCGCGGCCAGGCGGCCGAGGATCTCGGCTTGATCGCATGCACGGTTGAGATGACGGGCAGGGAATATCCCGAGCCGGCGACCAACCTCTCGGAGGAAACGCGCCGGATCGTCACCGGTGCTCATATCCAGCTCGGGGACCAGGTCGACGACGCCATTGTCCGAAGACTCGATACGGCCCTCGGGGTGACTTATGCCGAGATCCGCTAAGGCCAAAATCACCGCCACCATCACCAAGCACGGCTCCGGGGTACCGGGTGGTTTAGCTTCAGCCTCGATCGGTCGGTCGGTGAACCAGTTTTCTACCTCGGATATGGGGCAGATCCCGAGCTTCATCGCCAACGAGCTGGCCAGGACGATAGAGAGGTCAAACAGGGCCAACTTCTTCAGCACCAAAGCTGAGACTTTGGCGAAGCGGATCTCTGATGGCATCGACCAGGAGCTGCGCAAGATCGGGCAGTTCATTGGCACGGAGCTGATCGGTCAACGCTCTGAGAGTGAGTATGGGGGCAAGACAACCCTTGAAATTGATGAATTCGACGAGGCCGGCATTCTGCTGGACTGGCGCAACCTGGCCAACATCACCCGGCGGAAGAAGACAGCCAACAAGGACAAGTTCTTCCTACACACTTCCGCGCTGCGTTCCGAGATCCGAGCCAAGGCAGGCCCCGGCGTGGTGGGATTGAACAAGGGCTTCAAGGCTGCGGGCGGCACCGGAACGGTCAGTTATGGGTGCGTCACGATCCGCCCCTATTACTATGAGAGCGACACCGGCAAGCGCGTCTACAAGATTGCCGACATCAGCATCAACCTGTTGGCGGGGGCGCCCGTCAACGTCGCGCACGCCGTCCTCAACCAGAAGACATTCAACCAGGATATCAGCACCTCCGGCAACATGCCGGTGCTGGCCCGCCTGATGGGCCTCAGTGAGAGCGCAATCAAGAAGCTAGAGGGCGGCGTCATCGATCGTCACCGCATCCTCAAGAGGAACAAGAGCGGCTTCAAGATCGGCTCGGTCCACAACCCAAGCACCAGCCAGAGCATGAATTTCTACAGGCCGATGCTCGAGCCGTCCTTGGCGTACTTCTTCCAGAAGAGGGTACCGGCCGCGGTTGCGAAGGCTTTGAACCGATACTCGATCGGCAAGAGCCGCAAATACGGAGATTGAGAATGGCCTACATGAATGTTTGGACGTCGGTCGCGGCCTACGTCAACCAGCAGATCCAGATGATAGCCGCCAACGACATCACGCCGCTCGAAAGCATGCAGATGTTCGACTGGGAGGCGCACGCCAACATCGAAGAAGCGCCGGCTCTCCACCTGATCGGTCCAGCCTCGTTGGCGATCGACGAGTTGTCCAATGGGATCTACAGCGCAACGTTTGTGATCGGCGTCGGTTCGTTCAAGGACGATGGATTGTTTGTCCACCGCGCGATGGTGGACTTCCTCTTCAAGTCTCTGAAGAGCGGAACGCGGCTGTCGGTCTTCGACAGCAAAACGGAGCAGCCATACAGCTGGCTCAAGATCGTTGATGGAACATCAGTCGCCCCGATGACCAAGGCCAATACAAGAGCGCTGCAGTTCATTCAGGCCGAGGCGCTGGTCGATCCGATGGCATAGTGAGCCTGGAGGATGGCCCGATTGGTCTCGTCTTCCTGAGCGAGAGCCGTCTCAACAAGCGTGACGATCTCAGCAGACAAGGAACGCCGAAGAAAGGTAGCACGGCGCTCCAGGATCTCCTTCAACTCGTCGTCGACATTCACGGTAATGCGCTTCATTTTACACCATTATGCTGCACAGGTTGATTGCTCATGTAGGTGCGGGTGCCCACCTAACAAGCGCGATTGAAAGATCATTCTGCGCCGATTTCCAAAAGGAGCACCCCATGGCCGGTAACGCCAAAACGAACAAGTTTATGCTGTCCACGGCGACCGTCATGCTCGGTCCCCTCGCTGACCTTCACCAGCTCAATCCGATGGAACATTCGATCGGCCTCGTGAAGAACTTCCAGCTGACCGGCGAAGCCCAATACACCGAACTCACGCAGGGCATCCGAAACGCCGTTGTGATGTCCGTCCGCACGGGCGAAGGCCTCAAGACTTCGTGCGAAGTCTACGAGTTCACCGCGAAGAACATCGCGTACGCCGCCGGCCTCGACGCCTCGGGCACGAGCTTCGACGTCGTGGACGAACTGTCGGCCCTGAGCGCCGAGGTGACCGCCGCTGCCTCCGACATCGTGCTGGCGGTCTCGCCGACCAAACCAATCGTGGCCGGTGACTACCTCTTCATCCAGAAGGGCCAGGACGACTACGTCCACGTCGTGAAGGTCGATGAATGGACCGAGGCGACCAAAACGGCCACGCTGGCCGCGGGCTTCGAGATCCCGACTGGAATGACCTTCCCGGTGGGCTCGCGCGTCGGCCGCCTGAAGCGTGTCGATGTCGGCGTGAACGTGACCCAGCCCGACCTGGCCTGCAAGGTCACCGGCATCCTGCCGAAGGACAACTCGCCGTTCACCATCCTTCTGCCGAAGGTGAAGGTGACGCGCGGTCTGGGCATCTCCTTCGCGTCGGACAACTTCTCGAACATGCCGTTCGAGATGCAGCCCTACCAGATGGTCACGACCGATCCCTTCTATGGGGAGTACGGCGACGGCCAGGCGATCCTCCTGGCTCGCTAATTTCCAAAACTCCGTAGAACAAAGCCTCGCCCGTGACTACATCACGGGCGAGGTTTTTCACATTTTAGGAGCACTTTATGTCCGATCTAAAGGACCGGTTCGAGCTTAATCAGAACGGTGAACCGCGTGAGATTTTCATGTCCTTCGGATTGCTCAACGAGATCACCGCCCTGATGGGCGAGCCGGCCACCGCGGCCAGCGTCTATTTCGCCCCCAAGCTTCGTGAACAAGTGCTGCTGACGGCGCTCCATGACCGCGCACCGAGCGGCAAGATCAAGGAGCGACTGGCTTCTCTTGACGATGTCGAGATCTCGGCTTCGGACATGGAAGGCCTCCTGGCATGGGAGGTGGATCATGCCATCGGTTTTTTCACACGATCTATGGATCGGGTGGTGAAGCTCAAGGGAGCTCTCGACGGTCTGCATCAGGGCGCGTCTTCACTGACTGGGTCACAGGGCTCTCCTTCGAAGAAGCAATCGTCTGGACGCTGAAGATCAAACCCAGCGATCTCCGCGAGGTCTATTGGAGCCATACCTACAAAGACCTCGTCACGATCGTCCGGCTGAACACTGAAGGAAAGGTAGCGGAACTGGGGCAGCACTTCGACAACCTGGCAACGGTCGTCTCGAAGGCTCTCGGCGGTTCCGATGATGAAACTGACGACGAGGAAGTCCAGGTGATTGAAAGCTGGGACCAACTCGCGGCGGCGTTCCAAACGCTAGGGGGTCAAGTTGGCGCTTGAGCAGAATGACATCCTGTATGACGTCGATATCGACCTGCAGGACAGTCTTCGAGAAATCGATCAGCTCCGCAACAAACTGAAAACGTTCAGTGACGACCTCGCCGTCAACTCCACGCAGGTTCAACAGAACATGCGCAAGGCGGCACAGGAATACGTCTCGTACATCAAGAAGCTTGAGAGCGAGATGGCCTCGCTGCGCAAGCAGGGCCAGGACACAGCCGCCCACGAGGCCCGCCTTTCCCAGATCCGCAATCGGCAGCGTTCGGCGCCGGCCGCCGTGGCTCGAGACTACGCCCTGGGCACCGAGCAGTCCCAGGCCAACCGTGCAGCCTTCCAGCGCGAAATTTCCGAGATGAAGTCGACCACCAACCAGCTGGTGGGCAAGTATCTCGACGAAGTCAACTCCACCTACCTCAAGGCGGTCAAGCGGTCGCTCACCAATCTGGAGAGCGAAGAGACACTGCTCCGGAACCGGATGACCGACCGCAACAACCGCGCGCGGCTGGGTGACGCTGCGTATGGTTTCCAGAAGCAGAGCGAGCGCCGGAACCTGAATGGCGGCGCCAACCAGTTTCTGTCCCAGGCTGGCATCCTCAACAATTACGCCATGGTGGGTGGCGCTTACAGCGCGGCCTTCAGCCTCGGAAACTTCATCGTCAACCTCGACGAGCAGTTCAAGCAGTTCCAGGCCATCACTGCCTCCACCAACGCCGAGATGGGGCTGATGGAGGATCGGCTCCTTTCGGTGTCGGAGAAGACCAAGTTCACTGCCAATGAGATCTCCGAAGCTGCGACCCTGATGGGCCAAGCAGGCATGTCGGCTGGGCAGGTCTCTGAGGCCATCGAACCGGTGGCCAAGCTGGCGACCGCTGCCGGCACTGAGTTGAAGGACGCCGTCGATCTCGTCACCAGCTCTCTGAACATCTTCGGTCTTCAGGCGGGCGAGGCGGGCCACCTGGCCGACGTCTTCACCGCTGCTCTGAACGAGAGCAAGCTGACGCTCGACCAGTTGTCGGCCGCCCTTCAGTACGCTGGCAACACCGCGGCAACCGTGGGTGTCAGCTACAACGAACTGACTGCTGCCGTTGGCGCGATGGCCAACGCCGGCATCAGATCCGGCTCGACCATCGGCACCGGCATGCGCCAGCTCCTGGTGGACCTGATCACACCTTCCAAGAACCTCAAGGCCGAGCTCTCCCGTCTCGGCCTGTCGCTGGAGGACATCGATCTCAAATCACACGGCCTCTCGGGCGTCCTGGAGAACCTCAAGAACGCCGGCTTCGATACGTCGAGCGCGTTCAACGGTCTCGAGGTGCGTGCCGCCGCCGCCTACACGGCACTCGCAAACAACCTGGACACGATGTCGGAGCTCCGGCAGTCCTTCCTTCTGACCAACGCTGCGGCCGAGGCGAACCAGACCCAGATGGAGTCGCTCGCCAACACGGCGAAGAACTTCGGGTCGAACCTCGGCGCCCTGGTCTACACCGCATTCCAGCCGTTCATCCGCACTCTGCAGAACACCGTTTCAACTGGGTCAAGCGTGATCGCCTGGCTCCGGGAACTTCAGCCCCTCGTGCAGATTGTCGGCACTGCGATCGCAACGCTGGTCTCGGCCGCTCTCCTGGTCAAGCTCGGCAGGCTGGTAGCGGGCCTCATTGGTCTCGGCACGGCGGCGACCGGCGCGGCAGGTGCCTTCACGGTCTTGCGCGCTGCCACTCTCGGCAACCCGATCTTCCTGGGCGCCACGATCGTGCTCGGCGTGGTGCAGGCCCTTTCGGCCTATGGCGACACGGCTGGCCGGGTGGCGAGCACGCTCGACCGGCTGAAAACCGAACAGAACGAGTATCAGGCGTCCATCGACAACACCACCGACCGGCTCACCAGCCTCACCACGACGCTGGACGACCTCTCGCAGAAGCAGAAGAGCCTGGACGCGGGCAGCGACATGCTGCGCAAGACGAAGGTCATGGAGGTGCTGTCCACCTTCCAGGAACTGACCGGAGAGATCGACGCCTCTTCGTCCTCTGTCGCTGACCTCATCAAGGCCATGCAGAACCTCAAAGCCGAGATGGTCAAGGGTCTGCCCGAACAGTTCGGCCTACTGGTCGACAAGATCGATGAGAAGACTGGACTGTTGCGTGAAGCCGCCAGTGATCAGGCGAGTGGCAATAGCTACTGGACCGCCTCCTTGGGTGCTTCTCGGCGCTTCGGCGTCGGTGGCGCAGTCGAGACCCGGGACATTCCTTCCTACAACGACAAGGTTGCCCAGGAGTTTGGCAAGGACATCGCCGACGCCTTCAAGATATCCACCAACCAGGTAACGGACCTGGACAAAGTCGACGGGCAGCGGGCCCAGGCTTTGGGGGTCATGTTGGAGCGCCTGATCCTGTCCACCGAGCGAAAGATCAAGCCGCTCGATGCCCGCAATGGCTTCATGGGTATCGGCGGCGACCTCTCCGAAGGTGAAAGCACCCAGCTCGCCACCCTGAAGAAGAACCTCGACTTCCTGAAGTCATTGCGGGAAGGCTTTGATCCAATCTCCAAATATCTGGTGCAGATCCAGGCGGAGAAAGCCGACCGCACCGTCCAGGTCTCGAAGCAGTCCGCTGCAACGCTCCAGAGCACTCCCGGCTACCAGACGGCCGACAGGCTCAAGACCGAGACCACCGGCTGGCTGTCGAGCAGGCTGGGCGAGATCATCAAATCGGATCTGCCGATCGAGCAGACGAAGGCCGCCTACGACGAGCTTCAGGCCGAGCTCGACAAGCGTATCGAGAAGATCAACGAGGGTCTCAAGGCCGCGGCCGATGAGATGCGCAAGTCCGGCGACTTCTCGGACAAGGAGATCAAGGACGCCGTCGATGGGAGCGAGCTAAAGACCAACATCGCTGGTCTCCAGGGCGAGTTCAAGAAAGGCGCCGAGGGCTCCGTCAAGGCCTTCAAGAAGTTCCAGGCCTACATGGCCGAGCAGGAGCAGAAGAACGTCGAGCGCCAGGTTGCTGCGGTCAAGAAGCAGTTGGGCGATGCTCAGAACGAACGTCAGGTCGATCTGCTTGAGAACCAGCTCTACGCCCTCGACGGCAAACTGGCCAAGCTGGAGCAGGATGCCTTTGACGCCGACCCCGACAAGAATGTCGGCGGCAACGATGCCGATCTGGAGTTGGCCAAGCGCCAGATCCGTGACGCGGCTAAGACGCGCCGTGATGATCTCGTCCAGTCGGTGATCGAGAAGCGGGCCGAGCTCGCCAAAGTCGCCAACGAGACGTTCGACGACAACCTCAACGACCAGCTGAAGCGCGTTCAGGACGAGATGAAAAATCTCGCCCAGTCGATCGATAACAACTCCACCGCGGATTACATCAAGACCGTCAAGGAGAAGCTGGACGAGCTGAACAAGAAGGCTCAGGAGCTCGCCGGCCAGATCGCCGGGATCAGCGTCTCGCAGGACTATGGCTCGTTCGCCGTGGGCGGCCTGCCTTCGGCCAGCGCCAACGACATTCAGCGCAAGATCATTGAGGCCGCGAACAAGGCCGGGATCCCGCCGCAAATCGCGCTCGCCATTGCCTCATTCGAGAGTGGCTTCAAACCAAACGCCAAGAACCCAGGCTCGACCGCCGCAGGCATCTATCAGAACACGGATGCGAACTGGGCGAGCCATGGCCTGGCGCCCGGTGACCGCAGCAGCGTCGACATGCAGATCTACGCCGGCATCCAGGACATGCTGCGTACCCAAAAGGAAATGGGCTCCACCCAGCTCTCCTTCCAGGACTATTACGGCTCGCACCTGCTCGGCCAATCTGGCTACCAGAAAGCCGTCCAGAACCCGAACGGCAACGCAGTGGCCGTCTTGGGTTCCGATGTCGTCGCGGGCAACGGCGGCAACATCACGCAGACCGCCCAGCAGTTCCTCGACATGATCATGGCCAAGGCCAGCCAGCACCTGGCCAAGGTCAAGGACATGGTGGAGAAGCCGGTCGACGCGGCCGACGATGCCCTGGATACGCAGACCAAAAACCTGACCGAAGGTGCGAGCGATGCGATGCGCTCGGCTACCGACAAGATCCAGAAGAACCAAGTCAAGGCGGCGACCAAGCTTCTCGACAGCCAGGCCAAGGCGATCGAGGCTCAGATCAACACATTGATGGTCCAGTCGTCCAAGGCGCAGGACCCGCAGGCCCTTCAGTCGATCATCGATCAGGTCAAGACCAAGTGGGCCGACATGGCGACGAAGGAGATCGACTCCTTCACCAAAGCCAATGAGGGCACCGATGGTTTCGATGAACGTCTGGCCGCCCTGAAGGAGCAACTGGAGAGCGGCCTGGGCGGCAAGATCGTCACGCTGCTCGATCGCTACCAGCAATCCATTGAGAACATGGAGTTCAAACCGCTCGAAGAGGCGCAGGCCAAGCTCTCGGCAATGCAGAACCCGCTCTATGCGAGCAAGTACACTGACTCTCAGGTCCAGGATGCGCAGCACGATGTGCAGCTCCAGCAGCAGGCCGCTCAGCAGGAGCGTCTGAACCAGCTTGAGCAGCTCCACGCCTACATCCTCCAGCAGGTAGCCGCGGCCGAGCAGCAGTATGGCGCCAACAGCCAGATCGTCCAAGCGTTGAAGGAGCGTCAGTATTCGGTCGAGCAGAGCCTGACGGGCGTACGCCGGCAGTCCACCGCCGACACCCAGGCCGCTGCCCAGGGCGAGATGACACTGAAGGATGCGATCGAGGCAGCGAACCGCGCCTGGATGCAGCGCAACGGCATCATGGATGCGAACGGCAACATGATCTCGTCGGCTCAAAAGGCCGGTGCGGCTTGGGGCCAGGCGCTCGACGGCATCGCCAACTCGATGGGCACCTTGTTCACTGACCTTGCATCAGGCTCCATGTCGGCCGGCGAGGCCTTCAAGAAGTTCGGCCTGTCCGTCGTCCAGATGCTCATGCAGATGATTGCCAAGGCGCTGGTCTTTAACATGCTGCAAGGTCTGATGGGCGGCAGCGGTGCGAGCTCCGGCATCGGCAGCTTCTTCAGCATGCTCGTTGGCGGCGCCGCCACCGGCCAGTACATCGCGGGCGTCAAGCGGTCGGCCAACGGTGAGATGATCCCCGGCGGCACCACGCCGTTTCGCGACAGCCAGCTCCGCAAAGTGATGCCTGGAGAAATGATCCTGCGTGCCTCGGCGGTCAATCAGATCGGCCGTGACTCCTTGGAGAAAGTGAACGCGCTGGGTAACCGCCGGATCTCCGCCGGGATGCCGACCCTTCCGGCCCCACAGCCGGCTGATCAGCGGCCGGTGAACGTGTGGGCGGTCCTGCCGGAAGAGAAGCCGCAGCTCGGGCCCGACGACGTCGTGGCGTACATCAGCGACGACATCCGCCGCCGTGGCGTGACCCGCTCGCTGATCAAGGCGATCAACTCTGGGAAGATATGATGCAGACCTTCGACTTTCCCTTTCACACCGTGGCGGATGAATATCCGCAGAGTTCGACCGTGATCCAGTTTGGCGGCGGCTACCAGTTCGCCACCAAGCCCAACGGGCCGGACCAGATCACCTTCAAGCTGGCCTTCAAAGCGATGTGGTTCTTCGAGAGCAGTCCTGGTGTTGTGGACGCCGTCCGCGAGCCCCAACGCAACATGCAATGCTTGCAAGACTTCTACGAGGCCCATCGGCTCTACGAGCCATTCAACTACCCACACCCGCGCCGTGGTTTGGTCAAAGTTCGTTTCTCCAAGCCGCTCCAGGTGCCCAAAGGCGTCGAGAAGGGCAACGGCCAAACCGAGCAGGTCAACGTCGAGTTCATCCTCCAGCCATGAGCGACATCAACAAACCAATCGAGCATATGACCGAGTCGCAGAAGCTGACTGCGGACGGATACGTGAACCTCTACGAGATCCAGCTCCGGACAGAGCCGGTTATTCTGCGTCTGAGCGACAGCACCACCCGCACCTGGCAGGGACAATCTTGGGAGATGTTCGGCATCCAGATCTCGGGGGAGAAACGATCGGCCGATGGTGAGGAAACCCGACCGAGGCTGCAGCTGATCAACCCGGACGGTGTGTTCAGCACGCTCGTGCGCCAGCGTCTGCTCGATCGTGCCACAGTCATTCGCTATCGGCTCCTGCGTGACCACTACGAAGGCGACGTGCAGATCTATCAGCGCCGCATGTGGTACATTTCCCGGATCGCTGATGTAACCGCCGGCCAATCAATCACCGCAGAGCTGCGGGTTATGACCGAGGGGCCAAACAGCAAGGTTCCGGCCCGCCAATTCATCCCTCCGGAGTTCCCCATGGTGAGGCTCGCCTGATGAACTATCAGCACCTTCTTGGCCGTCAATTCGTATGGGCGTCGTGTGACTGTTTCGGCTTGGTGCGCGACTTCTATCGTGACATTTTCGGCATCGAATTGCCCAATATAGCCCGTCCAGAAGACTTCTATCAGAGAGGTCTAAACCTGTTCGGCGACAACTACAAGAGCATGGGCTTTCGGGAAGTTCAGGTCCATCCGACCGAGATCAAATTCGGGGATGTTGCGGTCGCCGCAGTCGGCTCCACTTTTGGAAATCACTGCGGTGTTTTCGTTGAAAACGGACGCATTCTCCACCACCTGTACGGTGGCCTTTCAAAGGTCGACCCGTTCCGGGGAATTATGAGGAACAACTGCATCGCGATCTATCGCCATCAGGATGTTCCAAGTGTCGTCGTCACCGAGACGGAGACACGAGATCTTCGGGACTTCCTTTCGCCGAGCAAGCAGAAGCTGTTGGATGAACTTCGAGCCGCCCATTCAGGAACTCAACCAGAAGCTGACGGACGGCCCTGAGCGCGTCGGCTTCGTCCTGACGACCGGCGAGATCGTCGAGGTTGAAAACATCTGTATCCATTCGGACAACGGCTTCGAAGTGTCGGGTCAGGACCTACTCAAGTACCACGACAAGATCGCCGCAACGTGGCACACCCACCCCGGCCAGAACTCGAACCTCTCGACCAACGACTGGTACGGCTTCCGCAACTATCGCGACTGGCTTCACCTCATCATCGGTACGGACGGAGTGACTTCGTATCGCGTCGATAAGGGCCGCGTCCTGACCGATCAGAAATGGGAAAATGAAGGTTAAGGTATTCCTCCACGGATACTTCGCCAAATTCCATGAGGGCCCGATCGAGGTCGAAGCCGCCACTGTCGCCGAAGCTGTCGCCCTCGTTACTCCCCAACTCCCTGGCTTCCGTCCAAACGCCGTCCACGGCCGCCACCGTATCTCGGTGGTGGGTTGTGACAAGGTCGAAGACTTGTACCGGCCGGCCAAGGACGGGGAGATCCATCTCATTCCCCAGTTCGTAGGCGGCAAGAAGGGCGGGTTTCTCCAGATCCTGCTCGGTGTCGCACTCGTGGCGGTGGGTTGGTTTGCGGGCGTCGGCTGGCTGGTTCAAGCGGGCGCGCTCGCCTTCCTCGGTGGCGTTGCGCAGATGCTGATGCCGACCCCCAGCAGCGAAGACGACCAGAAAAAATCTCACTACCTCGGAGCCTCCGAGAACACGGTCACGATCGGGACGCGCATCCCGTTTCTGTACGGCGAGGACCTGTGCGGCGGCCATTACCTCTCCTTCGACACCGACGCAATTGTAACGGGATAACAGCACATGAAACCAACTCCCGAGAAGATGATCGAGGCGTTCAGCAAGGCAGGAGGCTTCCGACCGGCTGAGCGGATGCTTCGCAGCATGGGCTTCGACATCTCCGAGCGGACGCTCCGGCGCGCGCTGGCAAACATGCCCACAGCGGCCGATGAGCCGTTCACGGTGGATGATGGTCCGGCTGTCGACATCGAAGAGCTGCTCGAGCGCCGGATCCGGGTTTTCGAAAAGAAAAACAAGCAGCGCGAGCACGACAAGCTGATCCCGGTCAGGATCAACATCGACGGCCCGGTCGGTCTCGGCTTCATGGGTGACCCCCACGTCGACAGCGACGGCTGCAACATCAAGCTCCTGCTTCGACACACCGAAATCTTCGACGGTCGCAACGAGGGCATGTTCGGTGCTTGCCTCGGCGACATGTGGAACAACTGGTCCGGCCGTCTCGCACGTCTCTGGTCCGAGCAGACCACTGATGGGGCCGAGGCCCGCGCACTGGTCGAATATTTCCTGAACCGCGTCCACTGGATGTTCGTGATCTACGGCAACCACGACCTGTGGTCTGGCCACTCCAAGATCCTCGACCAGATGCTGGCCGGCAATGCGGGCGCCGCCCGCGACTGGCGTGCCCGTGTCGGCCTGCGCTTCCCAAACGGTCGCAAGCTGGGCATCTACGCCGCGCACGGCTTCCCCGGCAATTCCATGTACCTGAAGAATTTCGGCGCCGTGAAGAAGGCGCTGTTCGACGGTCAGCACGACATCTACGTCTCTGGTCACATTCACTCGGCCGGCTACACGCTGGGAGCTCATCCCGGCGCCGAGCGCGCTTTCCACGCGGTCCAGGTCGGCACCTACAAGGAAATCGACAGCTTCGGCGATGCGATCGGCGCGGAGAACCTCAATCTCTACACCTGCCCGGTGGCGCTGATCGACCCGTACGCGACTTCACCCTTGAACTTTATCCGTTGGGAGTTCGACCCCGAGCAAGCGGTCGATCGTCTCGCGTGGATGCGTAAGCGGTGGGCCAATGCGTAAGTTTGCAGGCAGCGGCTTTGGTGGCGGTGGGGCGAGCAATAGTCCCGACAGCTATTTCACCGACGATATCGTCGAAGTGGTTCTGGCCGTCTCCGAAGGCAAGATCAAGGGTCTGAAGGACAACAGCGCCAAGAACTTCTACATTGGCGAAACCCCGCTGCTCAACGCAAACGGAAGCCCCAATTTTCAGGATTTTGAGCTCGACGTGAATGTGGGGTCACCGCAGGGCGAGCTCATCGTCTTGTCGCTGGGTGGCCAGGCCACCAGCACGACCGTCAGTAGCAGTCTCGCGCAGAATGTTGGCGTCACCAGACAGGGCTCGCAAGTCGACATCGACTGGCTGGAGCTCCGTCTCGTCATCAATCAACTCCTGCGTTCAAATGAGGACGGGACGAGCGCCCGAGATCTCGATGTGAGGATCGAGATCAAGCCGTCCGACGAAGCAACTTGGCAGCTTCCAGTCCTGTATGCCGAGATCGGAACGACGACCCAGCAGTATGAGAACAGTCTGAAGGTCGTCCACCGCGGTGACATCGTATCGGCCATGACCGCCGGCCGTACTCAGGTGATCTACAACCAACCTGCCGAGCCGGACCCGACCTCCGAAGAGCGTGCCCTGGCGCCCGCCTATGGCAACCGCGTGTGGTGGATCAATTCGGCCGCGGGTGAGTTCCACCCGAAGTTCTATTCGAATGAGGAGTTCTATGTTCCTGACGGTCTCACCGTTGACGCCACGGTCGGTCGGGAGAGCGCCACCTTCGAGGATGCGAACTACATCGCCCTGATCGACCCAACCCGGTCGGACATCAAGCGCACCATCTATTTCTGGACGTCTGGCACGCCCGCCAGCCCCCGGGTCGGTGACCTTTGGTACAATCCGGCCTCCGCCCGCTTATTGTGGTTCAATGGCGCTGCCTGGGTCACGTCGCTTCCGGCAAAGGGCACTTATGACCCCACCGCCGGCAACAAGATCATTTCCCAGAATGGCGTTCTTCATGTCAACGAGAAGATCACCTCGAACGCCGTCAAGGAAGTGCGGATCAAGGTCGACCGTATCGGCGTCCCGTACGACATCCGCGTCACCAAGCTGACGACGGACAGCGACGATCTCGAAGACGATCGCACCGACGTCTCCTGGGAGAGCTTCCAGGAGGTGAAGGCAGAGCCGCTGCTGTTCCCGAACCTGGCAACCATCCGTCTGAAGGGCAGGGCCAGCGATCAGTTCTCCAGCCTGCCGACGTTTCAGGGCGTCTACGAAGGACGGATCGTCAAGGTGCCCTCGAACTACGACCCAGTGGCTCGCACCTACGCAGGCATCTGGGACGGCACCTGGAAGCAGGCCTACAGCAATAACCCTGCCTTCGTCGGCTACGACATGGTCGAGAACGACGTCTATGGCATGAGCTCCACCTATCCGATCACGCTCGATCCTTTCGACGTCTATGAGGCGGGCCAGTGGTGCGATATCCGGCTCCCCAACGGCAAGCCCCAATTCACCTTCAACCAGCTGATCAAAGACCCCCAATCGCCGCGCGAGCTGGCCACCTACATTTTCGGTGTGTTCGGTGGTCGCTTCTTTGACGACGGCAACGGCTACGGCCGGCTGCGCCTGGACAACGGCCAAGCGCCGGCAGTCCATCTGTTCGCCAAGGAGAACGTCAAAAACGGCATCTTCAAGTATTCCTATACGGAAATCGAAAGCCGCATCAACGACTACACGGTTGCCTTCAAAAACCCGGCGCTCTTCTACGCCCAAGACCAGCGGCGTGTCAGGTCCCAGCCGGCGATCGACGCGTACGGGCGTGCTCCCGACGATTTCATCGCGGTAGGTTGTAACAACGCCGACGAGGCCATCTTCCGGGCAACGGTCAAGCTGCTGACTGATCAGACCGAAGTGGAAACGGTCACGTTCGAGACGGCGCGCGAGGGTCTCTATCTCGAGCCTTACGAGATCATCCTTGTCTCCGACGACACCATGGATGACGTCATCACCGGCCGCATCACAGGCACTGATGGCAGTCAGCTTATTTTCTTGCGGGACAACGTCTTCTTGGAAGACGGCTTCGACCACGAGATCGTCATCAACCTGAACCAGTTTGAGCTCGCAACCTTGCCGATCGACGTGGCGTCGGTTGGCCACGCGACAAAGGTGCTCAAGGTCACCGAGCAGCTGCCAAGCGGCATTCCTACCCAGGCAGTCTTTTCTATCGGCCTGAACGCAAAGCCTTACCGGGTTCTCACGATCGGTGAGGGTGGTGAGGGGGAAGGGGACAGCGAGAGCGTTACCATCAGCGCGATCGAGGTGAACCGGACGAAGTATCCCACCGCCGCCGAGTCACCAGGCTCAGTCGTCGTCGATATTCCCGAGTTCCCGACCGATCTCTCGGCCGTCACCAACGCGCGTGTGACACCCTTCTCGGAGGTCCGCAACGGTCGCCCTGTCCAAAATCTGCGTGTCGAATGGGATCCACACCCCAACAAATTCGTGCGGACCTATTCGATCAGCTCGCGTTTCAACGACGACCAGTGGCAGTTCAACGGCGAGGTGAAGACACCCCGGTTTGAGCTCTACGACGTCAAGCAGGGCCGCTACCTCTTCTCGATCCAAGCGCTGGCATTGACCGGTCAAAAATCCGTCATCGGCTATGCGGACATCGACCTCAGTGGCGAGGTCCGTGCGGTCGCCCCGATCAAGAACCTGACGCTCACCAACCAGTCTGGGGTCGACGGCGCGCTGCATCTGTTCGACGATGTCCATGCTGATCTGCAGTGGGAGCCTGGGGAGAGTGACCCCGCGCTCGCCTCTTACCGTGTGCAGATCTTCAACGACAGCGAAGTGCTCCTGCGAACGGTGTTCGTCAGCGCTCCGGCCTTCTCGTACACGACCGCGATGATCCGCGCCGACGCGGCCACGCGCCAGTTGCGCGTGGCGGTCACCGCCTACGATCTCTTCGGCAACAACTCGGCCCCAGTCTCTTTCCTGATCAAGAACCCCGCTCCGGCAGCACCCCTGGTGGCGGCCGACCGTGGTTTCGGATCGGTTTCCTTCTCCTGGCCGATCGACGGCCTGGTCGACTATGTGGGCGCCCTGATCTGGCTCTCAAACACGCCGGGGATAGATCCGACCTCTCATGCTCCCAGCATGGACATCAACAGCAACACTCTGTCGGTGGCGGTCCCGAGCATGAGTGTCTGCTACGCCGTGGTCGCTCTCTACGACACGATGGGCAAGACCGAACTGAATTACAGTCAGGAGGTCTTAGCTCAATCCTATCAGACGGTGGACATCGAACCCCCGGCTGACCCGACTGGCCTTGCGCTGTCCTCTCGCCTGGAGACGGTCGAGGGCGTCGTGCAGCGCATGATCCTGACAGCTGGCCTGAACGCGGCGGCCGACCAGGACTTCGCCTACTTCGATTTCGAGATCAAGCAGAACGCCGGCAACTGGGTGAGCTTCACCTCCAGTACGCCCACGTTCGAGTGGACCGTGCTTCCGCTCCAGACCTACAAGGTTCGTGCGTCTGCGGTCGACCAGTTCGGCAACCGCTCCGGCACCACCGCGGAAGAGACTTTGGTCACGCCCGAGTGCCCTGAACTCGCGGATCTGATCAACGGTGGCTCAGTCTCGATCGAAGGCGGCAAGGTCCGCGTCCAGGGCGACACCATGTTGTCGGACTGGCGCAACCCTGGCGATCTGACGACGATCGACGGCAACAAGCTGGGGACCGGAACCGTCACAGCTGACAAGGGCATCTTCGGCCAGCGTGGTCTTCAGGTCGAGGACATCATCTTCGACTACAACAGCCCGAGCACCAACATGGTGTCGTGGACCTCTGGCGTCGTGCGCTACACCGGCGACGACGGCAACACAGCCACGCGCAATATCGCGGCCGGCAACGCCACCTGGGCGACGAGCACCCTCTTCATTTGCTTCATGAAGGGCGCCACGACGCTTACGGCCACCACAGACCCTCTGACGGCCTTCGATCACGACGCGATCGTGGTTGCGACCTACAAAGGGGGAAAGTCCCTGGATGGCACCTACGGGCGCACGATCATCGACGGTGGTCAGCTGAAGACCGGCACGGTCATCGCCGACCAGGCGCGGGTCAACGCGATCGACTCCGATGCCATCCAAACCGACGCCATCAAGTCCCGGCACATCCAGGCAGGCTCAGTCACAGCCCGCGAGATGTTGATCACCAATTTCGACAATCTGAATTCTGATCCGTATTTTGCCAGTCAAAATGCCTGGGCAATACTACACCCCAGCGCCAGCTTTAGATTGAATGTTGGCAACATTGGCTACAATAGCAGTGGAACTGATTTGTTGATGCCGGCGCAAACGTCGGGAAATATTGCGATTAGCCAGTGGATATCTGTTGACCCAGGAGAAAATTACGAAATATCCGGCGTTATGCGTATGGGCACCGCCGGCACTATTGGCAATCTGCGTATGTATTGTCAGTGGGTTAAAGCAGATAAAACGACTATAATCACCAATACCATTCTTCCAGTATGGAGTATCGCAGACACTGGTCACACGTTGAGGTCGGTGTCTGCGAATGCTCCTGTAGGTGCATCGTTTGCTCGTCTTGTTTTTGACACCAACGGTGGCGCCGCACCAGACACCGCTTACGTGTGTGAGTACGGGTCTCTTAGAAAACGATATGGCGGAAGCTTGATCGTTGATGGCGGGATCCAGGCACAGCATCTTCAGGTAGGCACGGGCGGAAACTGGCTTGACAATGCTGATCTCAGTGCCGGATTGACCAATTGGGCACTAAGCCGCACCTCGGCGACTGTCGGTGCTGCCATACGAACTGACGGTTATGCACCTCCGGGTGGAGCGCTTCAGATATACACGGCTGTTGGGTCAGCAGCGGCTGACTATGGTTATTTTGTAGCGACCGATGCAGTTGGAGCGACTAAATATTTCCCGGTCATTCCAGGAAAGAAGTATCAACTTTCAGCATACTTCTATACGATCCGAACAAAGAACTTTGGCATTTTACGTTTTTACAATGCTGACGGAGTAGCTATTCTAGATAGCAATATCTCTAGCGGTGGTCCAGACAATGGACTGGCAAACTACAACCTTGGTCTATATCGTCGTGAATTTGTTATTGCTACGGCTCCAGCCGGCGCCGTAAAAGCTCTTGTAATTCTTGGCTCCTTGCCAAAAGTTGCCGGCACGGACTGTTATTGTTGGCTCGCTCGCCCCTTCTTTGGTGAGGCGACCGACAACCAGACCCAGCCGTCGCCATGGAGCGTTGGTGGTGCCACGTTGATTGGTCCCGGCAGCATTGAGACCAACTCGTTGTCCGCGATCAGCGCCAACGTCGGCCTTGTGACGGTCGGTGAGATCCGCTCGTCAGACGGCAAGCAAAGCTGGAGCCTGACCAATGGGCGCCTTCTCATGTCGGATAACACCTGATGTCGAACAGAGTTCTTCTCGGCAAGATCGGCGCCAACTACAAGCTGCTGATCGCGAAACCCAGTTATGATGTGACCACTGCTGTCAAGAACGAGCAGCTGGCTTTCAGCAGTGATTGGAACGAGGCGGGCAACATTCTGCAAGTCGGTCAAATCAATCTGACAGCCTCCAATTATGTCCGCCTCCCTCTTCCGTTCTACAACACAAGCCTGTCTTGTCTAGCCATGGCTAAGAAGGGAGGTCTATTTTATCCACTGAATGTTCTCCGGTGCATCATGCTTACGGACGAAACAAACCACAGTGTCGTGTTGCAGAGCTCCTACGGGTCGGTGACATTCTCCCTTGGGAATAGTGGCGCTTCTGACATCGTTTATTACGCGATCATGGGAAACCAATTTTGAGCAACAGACTTTGCCTGGGAAACAGAGGCTCGGACATTGGACTATTCATCTCGAAGCCGGGGGTCAACGTCATGACCGCAGCCGACTCCGACTTGCTGTTCTCGACGAATTTTCAGGCGTTCCAGTTTGTTCAGACGGGTCGCTTGACAATCCCGTCAGGCAAGGAGGTAACCATCACGACGCCGAACCTCGGCTTTTTTCCAATGATTATGATTTTTCCAAAGGTTACGGGGTTCAATGCTCAGTATACGTCTATTATATGGGCTCAATATTTGAGCTTCACCTCGATCAAGCTCCACTGCGACGTCTCTATCTCGAACGACGGAACGATGACCTATGCGGTATTAAGGATCCCAGTTGGCTAACAGGGTTCTTCTCACAGCAAGCGGCCTGAAGGTATCGAAACCCGGTTTCAACGTGATGACCGTGACCGGCAAGGATCTGCTGTTCGACAGCGATTTCGGTCAGGGTCCGGTTCATTCAAAGGGGTCGGTTGTATTCCAATCAAATATCAATCAGATAAATTACGGAAAAACGTTCGTGAACATGCCGATGATTATGTTCTCGTGCGTGGAGACGACAGGGCCGAATGATTATATCGGCCTCTACATCAACGATTTTGTTCTTTCTGCCTCTCCAACCAATGCTTCAGCATGGGTTCGGGTGAACGCCAGCAATTTCCAATACTCCGGCCCACTTAAACAGGGAATGGTCATGAAATATATCATCTGGGATCTGGATCTATGATTGTTGAATACGACGAAAAGGGTCAAATCACCCACATCATTTCCGACCCGGTTCATGAAACCGTTCTGGAGATGATGCTTGCCAAGGAGAGTGGCGTGCTGAACCTGCCGCCCCTTCCAACGCCTCTGGAGCATGAAAAGGACTGGGACACCGGTGAGCTTCGTTATAACGAAGACGGCTCGCCGAAGATGGTGTCGAACGGAAAGATCAGCCAGAACTGTGACATCCTGACGGACTATGTCGCGAACCCCGGCGATGACCATGTCACTCCCCGGCCGGTTCTGGATCTGCCGGATGAGATCTCGATCATCGCCGATGGCGTCGACATCAAGACGCTTTCCATTCCGGATCCCTGTGACGTCCGTCTCGACGGCGAGCCGATGACGCTCACCGGCGGCACGCTCGAACTCTCCTCCGACATGCCGGCCGAATACACGCTGGAGCTCCTCCAGTGGCCCTACATTGCCAAAACCATCAAGGTGACTGCCCATGCTCCTGAGTAAGAACCTGACGCCTCTGCGCGCCGCCGCCGTGGAGAAGATCGACAACTCAGCCGGCGAGGTGCGCAAACTGTTCATCACATCGGTACCGGGCCAGGAGATGGTCTATCAGCAGAAGCGCGTCGAGGCCGAGCTGCTGATGGCGCAACTCGACATCTCCCCATCCGAGATCCCACACATAACCGCCGAGGCGGCCCTGAACGGCATCACGCCTTATGACCAGGCGGTGATCGTGCTGACCATGTCCGAGCAGTGGACGGCGATTTCGGCGCAGATCGAGACCATGCGGTTGGCAGCAAAGGCCGCAGTCGCACAGGCCACCAATCCTGCTGCGATCGAACAGGCGTCGAACGTTGATTGGTCGGCGTTTTATGCCTAAACGCAACAAAGGGATCATTGCCTACGGCACCGACGAGGACCGTGCGAAGCTCGCGGTGCTCTCCAGCCTGACTGGCAAGACCGCGTCCGACTGGATCATCCAGGAGGTCCGGAGACAGTACGCCGCGGCCTTCGCCGACACGCCTCCTGAACGCATCATTGCGCAGCAGTAGCGACAAACAATCCCTTGCCTTCAGCCCTATATTGCCGGGAGCGTTTAAGGGAACACCATGTCCACAGAAGAGCTCAAAGGGGTCGTCATCAACGGCAAGGTCATCTCGGCCATTGTCGGATGTGTCTCCATTATCGGCGTGCTCTTCAGCGCTGTCGGCTACGTGACCTATCAGGGCTTCGTGCTGACCCAGGCCAAGGAAGACATCGCCAAGCTGGACGCGAAGGTGGACACCCAGGTGGCCAAGCTCCAGGCTCAGCTCGAAGCTTCCAACCAGCAGACTCGCCAGGACTACAAAATGATCCTCGACAAGGTTGAGGCCATGACCGGCGAGATGACCAAGCTGACGATCGCAGTTGGTAACGTCCAGTACAAGCAGGACAACACGCCCTCGAAACCGTGATGCACAGCGCAGCACAACAGGCCGAACAATGACGGCCTTCGGTCCCATATAGGGGCCATGAAGAAGTGGCTACACCCTGACTGGAAGAAGAAGCTGCGACACGCGTGGAGCAACCGCTTCCTTGCGGTTGCCGGCATCCTCGCTGGCATGCAGGCCATGCTCCCGTATCTGCCGGCCTTCCTGACGCTCTCACCGCAGGTGATGGGCATTCTCACGGGTCTGGTCGTGGCCGGGGCCTTCATCAGCAGTGTTTTTGTCAGCCAGAAGGTTTTTCGCAATGCCGATCAATAAAATCGTGGCGACCAAGCGTGGAAAAGCCGCCGTCCTCGCTGCCCTCATTTTCGCAGGCGCCTCCGGCTGGCAGGCCGTCGATCAGCCTACGCCGGCGTACACGCCGCCTGCCGTTGTCCAGATGGTCCGTCCGGCCGTCGTGGCGCCTGCACTCACGCCCGAGAAGCTGATCCACCAACAGGTCGCGGCCGGCAAAGTCCCTCCGGCCGTCAAGCTGGCGGTCGAGGAGATGATCATGCCCTGGGAAGGGCTGCGCCTGACCGCGTATCTGGACACCCTCCCGAAGAAGCCTGTGTGGACCGTCTGCCATGGCGAGACCCTCAACATCAAGAAGGGGATGAAGTTCACGCGCGAGCAGTGCGTGGCCATGCTGATCAAGCGCGTCACCCACGACTACTATCTGCCGCTGGTCGACGGCGTGAAGGACTACGCGGTCGCTCCGGTGTCGGTACAGGCCTCACTGCTCTCAGGCGCCTACAACTACGGCGTCAAGGCCGCGAAGAACTCGACCGGCGCGGACTGGATCAGCAAACACAACTACCTCCGGGCCTGTTCCGCTCTGACCGCCTTCAACAAGGCCGGGGGTGTGCGTCTCGACGGTCTCGTCAACCGGCGTGAGAACGGGGACAAGAACCGCAAGGGCGAGGCCGAAATCTGCGTGAGTGGTCTCTGATGCCTGCCTGGTTGCAACTGCTCCTGCTCCGCGCCGGCATCTGTGTCGGCGTGTTCCTGGCCGGCTTTGGCTCCGGCTGGATGAAGTTCGAGAAGGCGGCCGAGATCGCCGCCCTCAAGAGCAAGGTCACGCAGCTGCAAACCAACGTCGCGATCCTCGAAGCCGACTCCAGCCAGGCTGTCGTCGATGCCGGGAAGCTCGCCCAATACGACAAGAACGCAAAGGAGCAGCGTGATGCGATCACGCCTAAGAAGCGCACTACCTGTTTTGACGGTGATGATGCTGACCGGGTGCGCAACCTCTGGAAAGGTTGAACTCCCCCCGATCCCAGAGGATCTCCGGACCTGCTTCGACACAATGGTCGGTCCGTTTCCAGAGGGGAAGCCGATCGACGACCTCATGGTCTTCGACAAGATCGACCAGTTCATCCGGTCGGACAGGACCAAGTCCAGCTGCGGGAAGCGACTTATCGCCATCATTGACGCGGCCGGTGACCCCAAAGCTCTGGCTAAACTGTTGCGTGAGAGCAGGGCGCGCACTAAATAGGTCTTCCTATAGTATTCGGGGGACCTATGAAAAAGCTCATCGCCGGTGCAGTCGTCATTCTCGCCGCGGGCACAGGCTTGGCGTACGCCCTGATGCCCTCGGGGCCAACCCACCAACAAGTTGAAGACGCCATCGCCGGCACCGGGAACGTCCAGGAGGTGGTCTCATCCTCGTGGGATCACGACAAGCTGATGGTTCTCGTCTCCTGGAAGGACCTCACGAAGGGCCAGTCGGCGGCCGAACAGCTCTGTCTGTTTTTCCCGCAGGTCAGCAGCATCCATTGGGACAATAAGGCGGGCGAACAGCATCGATATCAGTGCAAATGAAAAGGGCCGCTGACGCGGCCCTTTCGTTGATCACTTGTCGAAGTCGACCGGGCATGCGCCGCCGGCGCAGTCGATGTGGACCTTGTCCACGTCCTCGGCCATCTGCTCGTTGATGGCTGCGACGACCGCTTCATAGCGCGCCTTGGTGAGCGGCTCTTCCGGCTGGTACTCGTAGGATAGGGTCTCGACCTGGGGAAGGACCGCCACGGCGCGCACCAGGTTGATGTTGGCGTCCATGACCTTCGAGTATTCCTTGTAGCTCACCTTCTTGGGGTCGTACTTCAGGGTGTAGGAGACCTGGTTGCCGCCCTCACGGCCGATCCAGAACGTCTCCAGGAGGCGCAGCCAGCGGAACTGCTCCTCCATCGTGGCCTCGCCAGCGGTGGTGACCTCGCCACCCATGTTGCAGATGACCGGAGCCGTGGGGAAGCCCACGATCGTCGTGCCCTTGTAGCTCTGCAGCTCTTTCGTCGGGTAGCCCTTGGCGGCATACTCGGCCACCAGCGGGTCGTCAGAGCGGAACTGCACCCAGCGGAGATACTCCCGCATGGCCGGCAGGTGAGCGCCCTCGGTGAGGCCGAACAGCTTGCTGGTCGTGCCAGCAGGCTTGATTGTCCTGCGGGTGTGCGGGAACACGACGCCGAGATCCTGGCTATAGGTGCCAGCCTCTTCGTCGACGATATTGGCGAGCTCCCTCATGCGCAGCCAGAAGGGCATCGAGCGGACGCTGGGCGCCAGCATCAGATTGTGGTTGGCGTCCTGGATCTGGACGCCGTCACCATCCACCGCGATCAGATCCTTGAAGCTGAGCCCATACCGGCGCATCGCCCATTCCAGGATGCCCGTCAGGGACACGCCGATGCGGTTCGTGCGCTTGACCTCCCGGTCGTAGATCGAAGACATGAGGTTGGTGCGGATCAGGGCGCGCGTGATGTGGCGCACAGCCTGCTCCTCCTCCCAGCTGTCGTTGGCATGGAAGAGCGCCAGGTCGCCGATCACGCAGAAGGCGCCCAGGATGAAGAGCACGATCTCGCCGCACGGGTTGACGATGAACTGGTAGTGGTGGTCCATCACCAGCTCGGCCAGAGCGATCTGCATCTCCCTGAAGTCCTCGCCGCCGAACTTGGCGAACGGGTAGACCAGATAGTCGTCGGTGCCCTTGAGGTTGACGCTCAGCTTCGACACGTTGAGGAAGCCGGTCTCGCCGGTCAGGTCGTGGTACTGGCGGCGCTGCATCTCCTCGTTGAGCATGTAGGCCCAGCGCTGCTGATGGTTGAGCGCAATCCCATTCCGGATGAGGTTGCGCGCCTGGCGCAAGCATTCATAGAACTCGTCGTCGACCGCGACCGAGTTGTTCGAGGACCAGAGGAACGAGCCGTATTGCGGGAGGCCGGCCATGGCGTCGACCTCGTCCCAGCTCCGGCCGAGGAACTCGATCGGGCGCTTGAGGTCGATGAAATCGAATATGCCTGGGTCTTTCCAATACTTGGTCGCAATGCGCGCAGCGCGGCGGGCGCCACCGACCAGGACGCACTCGGCGAGATAGTGGTCGGCGATGATGGCGGCCTTCCAGCGGGGCATGTTGAGGTCGCGGAGGCGGGCGACGTTGGCGATCGCGCCCATGAGCGGGCCCGGGCCGGAGGCCGGCCGGTTCTGCATGCCCTTGATCGGCTCGCCGAACCCGCGGACCTCGGTATAGTCGAGGATCAGAACGTGATCGTGCTGCCCCTTGTAGGTGGCGACCTCGATCTGCTCGACGCCCTCGGCCCAGCCTTCACGGCTGTCACCGACCATGTGATAGATCGTCTTCTCGCCGGCGTAGAGGTGCAGAGCCTCACGGGGCGTCATGTAGCCTGTGATCAGGCCGGAGAGCACGTCAGGGTGGGTGTTGTCGATGACGCAGACCACGCGGGGCTGCTTGGTCCAGTCGACGAGCATCAGGGCGTCGTCGTAGCTCGAGCCCACGCCAGAGCCAGAGAGCAGCAGCTGGAAGGTCATGGCGCGGAACATCGCCGTGGAGCAGTTGGTGAAGACCTCCATCGGGCGGTCTTTCTGGCGGATGTCACCATGCTGCAGGTGGCGGCCGGAGAGGAGGATGGTGCCCTCCGCGATATGGTAGTTGAGCGGCTCCAGGTCGTGGCAGTACGGGTCGAGCGAGGTGTTGCCCTCGGCCACGCGTAGGGCAACGTCGGCCCATCGCTCGCGCCGGGTGTCCGGCTGGCGGCCCATGAACGGTGCGTTGTCGTCGTCGGTGATCTTGATCAGGGGGAAGGTGAGGCTCAACGCGGACCACCAGGACTTGTAGTCAGGGTCTTTGGGGTTGAGCTTGGCGAAGCGTTTACCAGCCCAGTCGGCCTTGGCTTCGTCGGTGAGGATGAGGCGGGAAACGGTACGCTCGGCAACGCCTTGGCCCATCCCCGGAAAGAAATCTCGGGACATAAAAAACCTCTCAGTTCGGTAGGAACTGAGAGGTAGGAAATCAGCATCTTGTATGTGAGTGATGCATTCTGCTCACCCTATAGTATCACCACTTTTTGCCGCCAACTCCCTTGCGGTGTTCGGCGGTGTGATCTTTCCTGACCTTGTTGAAGGCCGTCTTTTCGTGGTAGGCGCCACTCAGGTCGTAGCCCCAGTGCTGGGCATATTGCTTGATCAGGTCGAGGGCCCTGCGGATCTGCTCGCCGATCATATCCGGTGCGCAGTTGTTGTTGCAGAGATCGTGGACTTTGGTGATCGCCTTGCTGATCTTCAGAAGGGCTGCGCCCTTGTTGTTCGGCAGCGAGTAGAAGGGGATGGTTGTGTCTTCCGGCAGCGGGTAGCTGAACGCTCCGGCGAAATCCCCAAGCCGGATGATGGCATCAACCAACTCCACCTCCGGCATCGGGCGGTGTGGCAGCTTGTCGTCCATCAGGCCTTTGCGTTCGCCTTCCATCGCCTCGGCGATCTCCGAGAGCACGAGCATGATAAGCTCGCCCTTGTCACGGTCGAGACGTGCGCCCGTCTCCAGGTCGTGCCACCACTTCGCGTTGTTGGCGTGGCACTCGGCGGCGAGTTGATTTAGGGTCATTCCAGTGATCATTTGAAAACTCGTCTTTGAAGTGGGGGAGGGGTGGCCCCTGACGCGTGGCCAGGGGCAGGGGCTCACAGCGGGCGGCTGTATGGCCAGGGCGGGAACACGCTGGCGTCGAGGAAGCCGTCGACGAGGAAGCCGTCGACGACGGGGACAGGCGTGCCTTCAGCGGCGGTGTTTACTGGCGCGGGTTCATCCAGGGGGTAGCCATCGTCATCGAGACGGGTGATGACCGGCGGTGCCTTCGCGGTCGCCGCCTGCTGTCGCTGACGAACACGCTCAGCCTGGACGGCCTTCAGGCGCTCGACCCACTCCTCGCCTTGATGGAGAAGATCCGCTTCCACCTGAGACTTCCGGCGGTTGTCGATCAGAGTGCCGTGGGCCATGGCGTCGATCAGGATCGTGCAACACGCCTTGACCGCGCCGAGGTTCTTGACGAGCGTGTCGCGCGTCAGCTCCTCACCGACCTTCCAGAGTTGGAGGTGTCGCATCGCGGCCTCCACGTAGGTCATTGCCTCGACCTTGGTGTCACGCCAGTTGTGAGGCTCATACTTCAGGAGCCCGTCGTACAGGGCCTCCAGCTCCGCCAGCTGGGCGGAGAGCGGGATGTAGGCGAGCGGTGGCTTTTTGTCGCCAAAGGCGGCCTTCGGGTTGGTGGGCTTAGCCATTGAGCAGGCCCTCCTTGATGAAGAGCTTGCGCAGCTCAGTCTCGCACCGGCGCTCGCCCCAGAATTCGATTTTGACGTTGCCGAGCGGCTCCCAGAACTTGGCGCACCAGGGGTAGGCGAAGACCTGGAGCATCTCGTCGGCGCAGATGCGACGGTCGTATTGCTCGAGCTCCTCCATGTGCTCCCACGGCTCGTTGACCGCAGCGAAGATCACGCGGAGCATGGCCTTCTCCAGGGCGCTGTAGCCGTCGATCGCACGCTTGACCGGGTGCGCCAGGTCCAGCAGGCCGAAGCCTTCCGACTGGTCGTGCAGCAGCGCAGCTTTGCGCAGGTGCTTGGGCACCCTGCGGTAGAGCTTCACTAGATGCTCGGCCACGCGGTAGGTCTTGGTCGTGTGTCCCGAGTAGCGGGGCAGACGGCTCACGGCCTTGATGGATACGTTGAAATCAACGTCGCTGATCTGGAAGTCCAGCGGGTTGACCAGTTTCATGTTGCTGAGGAGGATGTCGGAGTCAGCCATGGAAGAACCTCCGCGGTGCGGTCGGTTTCCGGCGGGGGATCAGGTACTGGACGACCCAGCCCTGGTCGATCGACTGGGCCATCTCGTGAGTGCCCTGATCGAACTTGTGACGGGCGTCCTTCAACACCGCGTCGAACTCCGCTGTCCATTCGGTACCGCAACGCTTGATTGCGATCACGTGCTGGCGAACATGTGGCCGGCCGAGTTCCTTGATGTCGTCGGGCCGGGGGCATGCGGGGGGAAGTGTGGAGACTGCTGTTGGGCCGAAGCGGGCCACCAGCGAGTGGTATGGGATGGAAAGACGACGGGCGACCATCGAGAGATTGCCGCCCGTCTTCCGGATTTCTTCTTCAACTAGTTCGTCAATCAGTGTTCTTTTCATTTGCCTCAAGCTCAATGTAGTAATCGGCTTGAGGGTATTTGTGACTGACCAACAGGATCTGCGAGATACGACTTGCGAGATACTCTAGGGTAAGAGCAGTATTGTGCGCGCGATCGGCGTCCATTGAAGCGTCGATCTCGTCGCCCAGGAAGACCGAGAACACATTGTTGGTCAGGACCTGACCGAGACCGAGACGCAGCGAGAGGTTTGCCACGGCTTTGCCAGAGCCCGACAATGTGTTCAGCGGCTGGCCGTCGACAACGATCTCGAAGTTCTCGTCGACCTCGATCACATTGCGCTGCCCGCCGGTCATCCTTGAAATGTAGTGGCTTGCCACCTTGTTCAGGGATGGGATCAGGTGCTGTTTGACGAGCTTGCGCAGGATCGTCAGCGCCTCGCGACCCTTCCGGTAGCCCTGTTCCTTCTCGCGTCTCGCCTTGATCTCCTTCTGGCGCTCGGCGTAGGCCTTCTGCTCGCGCTTGTAGGTGGCGAGCCGGTCCTCGTAGATCTTGGCCGTGTCGTAGGCCTTCTCCAGCTTGGTGAGTTCGTGAGGTACCGAAGCCAGTTGAGCGGCACGTTCCTCATCGATCACGCGGTTGACCTCCAGCTCCTCCCAAGCCCTTCGACGATCATGGTAGGAGGAAAGCTCATGCTCGTAGGCCAGGCGGTCACGCCAGAGAGCGTTGAGCTCCTTGGACGTCGCCGAGGCCGGCTCTACGGCTTCGAGCTCTGCACGGCGTCCCTGAGCTTGGAGAGCGGCCTTGAACTCCGCCACCTGCTGGCGCGTATGCACCGGCTGGACAGCGTCCTTTACGCGTTCCCAATCGTCCCTGACCTTGTCGAACGCCTGCAGCTGGCGACGGGCCACGTCGACGTTGACCATGTCGGGCTTGCTCGGCCGCTCCAGGCCTTCCAACAGTTCCTCCGCCACGGACAGCTTTTCGGCTACCTCGTTGACACGCGCGGCCTCGATCGGCCACTCGAACGAGCAAGACGGGCAATTGTGCATTCCGACAGCACGGAGGTCGTCGTATTGCTTCCGAAGGTGGTCGCGCCTCTCGAACTGACGGATTAGTTCCACATCAGCATCGGCCTTCGCAATCTGCTCTGCCGTCATCGTGGTCGGGTAGTTCCGCCGGATCTTCTCGCGCAGTTCCCAATCGTCGATGCCCTCCTCGGAGAACTCCGGGGGAGGTGGCGGCAGGCGCTTGAGCTCGGCCTGGGCCTGCTCGTAGGCGCGGGCCATATCCAGCTCCTGCTCGATCTCACCCGCAGACTGATTGCAATTCGCAACCGGTTCCACGGGCTGCGCCTGCCGGGGTTGTGCAAGGCGGCCCTTGATCTGGTTCAGCTCGTCATTCAGGGCGCGGAGCTGCGCCACATTGCCGGCGATCTCCGAGCTCTCGACGTACCCTTCCGGCTGGTCCGGCTTGGTGGGCTTCACCAGACCGTCCTCCATGCCAGAGATCAGAGAGGCCAGGCTGTTGGCCTCCTGGCCGCACCACTTGGCCAAGTCGTCGATCGCCGACAGGCCGATGACGCTGTCGACCATGGCCTTGCGCTCGGTTGGCTGCATGGCGCCGAGCTTCTCGATGTCGCCCTGGTTGGCGACACAAGCGGTATCGAACACCTTCAGGCCGAAGCCGAGGATCTCGGTCACCTTGGCATTGACACCCTTCTGGCCGGTGGCGGCCGGGTTGCCGCCGCGGAACAGCTTGGCGGAGGTGATCGTCCGATCGACGGTCCAGGCCTCACCCTTTGTGGTGAAGGTCAGGGCGGCTTTCAGGTTCTTGTAGTCTTCGGCCTTGCCCCGCAACGCGGAGGTGCCGAAGAGACAGTACCGGATCATTTCCAGGATGACGGACTTGCCAGCTTCATTCGGACCGGTGATGGCGCCGAAACCCTTCTGGAATGAGAAATCCCCCGACAGGGTGCGGCCTGTCGAGGGAAAGGTGACGCTGTATGTGAGGTGGTTAAGCACTAGGCCACTCCTTGCATTTTCCTTGGGATCGCGCCTTGTTCACGGCGCTGATGACGATGTCGGGCATGGTCTCGGCGAAGGTCCTCGCCGCGAGCAGGAGAGGGGCATGTCCGAACGCGCCGGCGCGCTTCATCTCCTCGATCATGCCCACCTCGGCAGGATGGAGGCCCTCCGTGGAGAGCCACTCGTCCATCGCCCTGGTGATCTGGAGGCTATTCGGCAACTCGGCTCTCCTCGTATCGGGTCAGGATTTGCGAGCGGACTTCGTCCGGCACGCCGGCCTCCTCGAACGCCTGGCTGAACAGCCCCATCAGGTTGAAGTCGCCCATGACGACCTCCTCGGCTTCTTCGGCGTTGGTGCCGGCGCGCTGAAAGGTGAGCTGCAGGCAGTCCACCTCCACGTCGAGTCTCTCGCCGGGGGCGAGCAGGACGCGAACGCACTTGTCGCGGAGGTCTTTGCCGCCCAGCTCGTCGAGGGGGAGGGTGACGTAGATCTCGCCGTTGTCCTCGCCGTGGGCGTAGGGCTGCATCGAGCCGATCTGGACGACCTTGACGCCGTCTCGCTCGAACTCGTCCGGCAGGTGGACGTGGCCGGTGTAGGCGGTCTTGCAGCCGACCTCGGCCAGCCTCTTTGTCGGGATCATGTTGTCCTCGCCGAACAGCGTGTCCCAGTGGCCGAAAGCGACGTCGATCTTGTCGGTGACGAGCTCGCTCGCTGGGAGGGTAGGGTGGAAAGGAAAGAACCCGACCCGGTCGCCGCCGATCTTGGTGACGTAGCCATCACCGGTGTGGCGAATGACGTGGACATTCGGCAGGTGGCCGACGATCAGCTCGAACAGATCCAGCGCGCCCTTCTTCTCCAGGTCTCTGGAGATGTCGTGGTTGCCGGCGATGACGAAGTATTCCGTGTTCGGGTTCGTCCTGGCGGCGGCCAGATAGGCCCATGCAGCCTGGAACACGACGCTGTAGGGCACGGCCCACTTGTCGAAGAGGTCGCCCATGCAGATGAAGACGTCGTACTTGCCCGACCCCTTCAGGCGCTGCCGGAAATCCTCCATGACCATCTTCTCGCGGAGACCACGCTTTTCAAGCGAAACACCCCGGACGAAGGCTCGTCCGAGGTGCGGGTCTCCGAGAATGCCGACGCTGGCGGCGCCGATTTCAATCTCGGTTATGCGGTTCATTTTAGGCGGCTTCCTTTCTCAGTTCCTCGCGGGCGACGAAGATCGTCTTGATCTGGTGGAGGACGTCGTGCAGCGCGTTGTGGACGTCGCCGTTGAACGGCACGTTGATCTCCGGGTGATCGGGGTTCCCGCGCAGGCCGGCGATGTAGCTGTTCATGTCGCGGGCGTAGCGGTAGTGGAACGGCAGGTGGAGGTTGAACTGCCGGAAGTAGGACTGGATGAACGAGTAGTCGAAGCTCGTCGGCTTGCCCCAAAAGCGCAGCGGCGCATCCGATGGCGCACGGCCCTTGTTGGCCCACTCCTGGAAGGCCTTGAGCACGAGGAAGGGATCCTCCATGCGGGCGCAGATCTGCTGATAGACCTTGAGGTTCTTGCCCTGCCAGAAGGCGCGGGTCGACTCCTCCCAGAAGCGGCCGGGGGCGACGATCAGCGCGCGATCGAACATGTCAGAAGCGTCGACCGTCATGGTCACGGCGTTGAAGCGCACCGCGGCGATCTGAATGATCGCGTTGTGCTCGGGATGTGTGCCGGTCGTTTCGATGTCGACCATCACGTCAAGATTGCGAGTTTCCATTTGTGCCTTTCGAGTTCTTTCCAGGTCAGGGAGCGTGCCGAATGGTCCCGGATCATCGAGTAGGGGATGCAGAACCATTCGTCGGTGGGGATCCTGTGGATGTAGACGAGGTAATCGCCGTGAGCCGCCAGGATCATGGTGGCCATCGCAGAGGGGATTTTCCGGAGCAGAGAGAAGCGAAACGCGGTGTCGTCCTGGGTGGACTTCACCTCGGCGAAATGGACGCCGTTGTGGGCGACAACATAGTCGCTCGGGGCCGATCGGGTGAACCCGATCACGCCGGTTCGACCGCGGACTTCAGCCGCGTCGACCACTCTCCAGACCCAGGCTCGTTTGCCGAGCTTGTTCCAGATACGCTCAAATTCTTGTTCGGAGGATTTTCCAGTGTTCTTAGCCATCAGGGGCGCATATGGGCGCCCCTGATGTTGTCGAGAATGCTAGATCTTGTTGGTACTATAGGGGAAGATTAGTTTCCCCGCGCAGCAGTGGCTGCTGTCATCAAACGGCCTTTGGATCGACCTTCTCCACGATGTCCAAAAGTTTAATCCGAAAATTGCGTGTTTGCGCTTTGCCCTCGGCAAACCAAAGACATGTTGCCACACCCCCGCTATCCACTGCCAGGGTTGGCAATTCCTCGATCACCATGTCCGGTCCTCGGACCCCGCGGACGCGAACAATGGTGCCGACCTTAAATTCTGCCATGCCCAGACTCCTTGCTAAATCGCTATTGGCGCGGCGATGCTAGCGTCGGCCACGTAGTTGTCCAGCCGGAAATCCTCGAACCGAAAGGCGAAGATATCCTGGACGTCCGGGTTGATCCACATCGTCGGCAACGGCTTCGGCGTGCGCCGGAGCTGTTCATGAACCTGCGGGAAGTGGTTCAGGTAGATGTGGGCATCACCCAACGTGTGGATGAACTCCCCAGGCTGCAAACCGGTCACCTGGGCGACCATCATCGTCAGCAGGGCGTAGGACGCGATGTTGAACGGCACGCCCAGGAAGATGTCGGCCGAGCGCTGGTAGAGCTGGCAGGACAGCCGGCCTTCAGAGACATAGAACTGGAACAGGCAGTGACACGGTGGCAAGGCCATGTCGTCGACCTCGGCTGGGTTCCAGGCAGTCACAATATGCCGGCGCCCGTTGGGGTTCCCGATGAGATCAGTGACGACGTTCCGGATCTGGTCGATCTGGCCGCCGGCCGGGTCTGGCCATGAGCGCCATTGCTTGCCGTAGACCGGGCCGAGTTCACCATTTTTGTCGGCCCACTCGTTCCAGATCGTGACGCCATGGTCGTTGAGATATTTGACGTTGGTGTCGCCGGCCAGGAACCAGAGCAGCTCGTGGATGATCGACTTGAGGTGAAGCTTCTTCGTCGTCAGGACGGGGAAGCCGGCGGCGAGGTCGAAGCGCATTTGATAGCCGAACACCGAACGCGTGCCGGTGCCAGTGCGGTCGCCGCGGTCGACGCCGTTGGTGAGGACGTTGCGGAGAAGGTGGTGGTATTGTTGCATGTCTTTCCTTATCGATAGACGGCGTAGAGGGCGGGGGCGAGCTTCTGAGGCTTCTCGCCGAGGGTGACGAGCTCGAAGCCCTGGCTCCCGTCTCGCCAGTCGCCATGTGTGTCGCGTTTGATGATCCGGACCTGGGCGGCCTCGCCGGCAAACCTGGTCTTCTCGAACCCGACGACGGTACCGATCCATTGAAAATTGTGGTCGGTTCCCATGCACCCGTCGCACCGGAAGCAGATGATCAGCGAGTTCCTGAGCTTGCGTTTCAGGATGAGGTTGTCGAACATCAGGCGATCACCTCCAGCGGCTGGCTCGGGAAGGTGCCGCCATAGTCGAGCAGCATCATCCTGAGCGTCTCCGATGAACCGACGAGCGTCGGATAGAAATCTCGACCCGTCCCCACAGCGACAAAGATCTTGCCGCCATTGTGGTTGATTACGGCCACCTCTTCGGGCGTCAGCTGCCAAGCACTTACAACGAAGCGCCCGTTCGTGAAGAAGTGGCCGGGGAGGATATCGTCCCGGCCTGGAGGGGCGGCGATCGGCTTGGAGCCGACGAAAGGTGCTGGGAAGCCCATCAGCGTTTCCTCATCATCTTCTTGAGCTCGGCCTGCATCCGGCGGCGCTGCGCGCGGTTTCCTTGGCCGCTCGTGGCGGCCTTGGAGAACTGCTGGATCTCCTGTCGTTCGAGGCGACCGGCCAAGTGAACTTGCTCCAGCTCGAATGAGCGGCGGTTTTCCTCGCGGAAGGCCTGACGCATGGCCTCCCGCTGCTCTACGCTAATCGTATCCATTAGAGACGAGCTCCTTCATGGAATTTGATGGCGACCGGGAACCGCGGGATGCCATCGCCGGTCGGGGTGAAGAACTTGATCGTCGCCTGGCGGCCAACCCAGACATCAGCCTCCTCCAGCAGCTGGCGGCAGAAGTTCTGCGTGCCGGCGATGCCGGCGCCGAAGGTGCGTCCGTCCGGCAGCTCGACCGTGAGGCGCTTAGCGTAGCCCGACCAGTTGCCCTGGCCTTCGACGACCTCGACGATCTTGAACTCGGCGTCCTGGAACTCCTTACGCTTCAGGAGGTGGGCCGAGCGCTTGCCGATCTCGTATTCACCGTCCACGCGCCCCATCTGGCCTTCCCAGCCCTCGCCGAGGAACTCCTCGTAGTCCTTGTCGAACATCGCCTGGTTGAAGGCGATGCGGGTCTCGACCGGGAACAGGTGGGTGCAGCCCTGCAGCATGGCGTTGTAGACCGGCGCGCGCTGGAAGAATGTGCCGTCGAACGAGGGGATGTCATAGACGTGATACTGGACCACACCAGCGGTCGCCGGGTTCGGCTCCTGCTTGCGGACCAGCGAGACGATCTGCTCGAAGTCGGCCTTCAGGTCGTGGTTGTAGAGCTCGCCGTCCAGTATCAGGTCGGGGTCGGCGGCGAAGAACGGCGCCAGCTCCTCCTCGATATGCGGGCAGGAGACGATCGGCTTGCCCTGGCGGGAGAACAAGCCCTCGGCCCGGGCGATGCAACGGATGCCGTCCAGCTTCGGCTGACTGGCGATCGGGAACTTGGTCTTTCCGGCCTTGTAGCCCTTGGCGAGCATCGGCTCGAAGAAATTCGGCGTGGCGCAGGCCTCCGGCGTCCGGTGATATTGGCGCTCCAGCTTCTTGCGTTCCTCGGCCTCGGCCTCGAACCGAGCCTGGCCCTCGTTGGTCTCCTGGCTCTTTGCGTAACAGACAGTCCAGTCGGTGGGCGTCTGGGCGCCGTCCACGAGGCCGGAGATCGAGCGCCAGCTGTTGCGGTCGACTTCGTATCGCCAGCTGCGGAGGCGGCCCTGGGTGTCGAGCTTGTAAATGGGGTTGGATGAGATCACTGAGCAGTCCTTCGGTTGCGGTAGACGTCGTTAAGGGTTTCGGAGACGCGGCCGATCGACACGTTGTGGTGTGTGGCGATCTCGTGGAACGTCGCGTCGGGGTTCTCGTGGGCGTAGCGCTTGATCCGCCGGCGCAATCCCTCTGTTAGGGCCGACGAGGTGCGACGGGCTTTCCGGATGGGCGAGGCCCGAAACATCTCGTTCTCGATGATTTCGATGATCTCGACGCCAAGCTCGATTGGGGCGCGGTCGGCAATCGCCAAGAGTTTAGCCCTGGCGGTGATGATGCTCACTGGTAAGCCTCCTTCGTTGGTGTAATGGCGAAGCGCCAGTTGGAGCCTTCGGACTTGTTCTCCTCGATCTCCAGTTTCATACGTTCGAGCAGGGCGACGACGTCGTCGTCCAACTCGAGAATGTTGTCTTGGTCGTCACGGATGTGACGGGCGATCAGCTGCAGTTTCATGTCAGTGCTTTCTCCAGTTTCGTTCTTGCTCGACTGACCCGGCTCTTGATGGTCCCTTCGGGCAGGTCGAGCATCTCTGCGGCCTCGCCGTATTCGTGACCCAGCAGCCCCACCAGGTAGAGGGCTTGTTGCATCTTCAGTGGGAGGGTGATGAAGGCGTCCAAGAAGTCCCGAAAGTCCTCCCGGGGTTCCTGTGGAGCGTCCATGGCCATTGCCATGGTGTGATGGTCGTCCGGGTCGTCCAGGATGCGTCCATCACGGCGCTTACTGCTGATGAACTGGTTTCGCAGGATGGTGAATGTCCACGCCGCGAGGTTTGTCCCTGGCCGGAACTGGGTCCGGTTGGTGAGAGCTCTCACCATGGTATCCTGCAGAAGATCCTCGGCCCCATCGATCGTGCGGGCGAGTTTCATTGCCTGCCGGAAGAGGTGGGGCCGCAGCCCCACCAGTTCCTCCTCAAATGTCATGCTGCTTCCTTGATGAGCTTGCGTTTCTGGAACATCAGGTAGTCGACGACCGACAGGACGTGGTCGTCGCCGAGGCGCTGGCCCGCGGTGTCCTCGGGCAGAACGCCGGGGAGCTTGGGCGCCTCGTAGAGCTCGATCTGGCCAGCCGGCGCCTTCTTCGGGTCGTAGGGCTCGAAGGTGACCCCCAGTGCCGGCGAGCTGTCGAGCTTGCAGGCCTTGAAGATGTCCGGGTGGTTGTTCATGCACTCGCCGAGCATCTGGATGCCGTCGAGCACATGCTTGTGGTGGATCGAGAACACGAGTTCGTCGTGGATCGGGACCATGAGCCGCATGATGCGGAAGTCCCAGCCCATCTCCTTCATCCGAGCCATGACTCTGATCGCCGTACGTTTGGCGATCGTGGCGCATGTGCCCTGGACGACCGAGTTGACACCCTGGTTGAACGCCCGTTTCTGGATCTTCTTGGCGATCCAGTGGACGAGCGCGTTGTAGGTCGCCATCTCGGCGCCGTTGCCCATGTCGAACTTCTGCTTGAACGAGATGAGCCACTGGTTGGTGGCCTCGTAACGGACGCGACGGTGACCGTCAGGCAGGTAGACAACACCCTCACGGGCGATCTCTTCGATCAGGCCAGTGCGCCACTGCTCGGCGACCGAGAAGCGATCCCGATACATTTCGGTCGCCATCTTGGTCTTTTCCTGCGACCAGCCCATCCGCTCGCCGATGGTCGCCAGCCAGCCCGAGAACCAGTAGTTGAAGTTCGAGTTCTTGCCAGCCTCGGTACGCCAGTATTTGTAGGCCTTGTCCGGCTGGAGCGGCTCGCCCTTCAGGTTGGTGAAGAGCCGATCGTGGTTGTTAAACTTGGCGCCAAACTCCTCCAGGAAGGTTTCGACGTTGTCGTATTTGGAAAGCGCCTTGAAGGTCGTCTCCGTCAGGCCTTCGCAGTCGGCCGCCAGCACCGCCGTCGCCGAGCCGGTGTGCAGATCCTTGTGCGGGATCTGGCAATAAGCGTCGATGAACGTCGGATCCTCGCTGAGCTCGCCGATGATGACCAGCTCGATAGCCGACCAGTCGCGCGAGAGAACAAGGTGCTCGTCGTCGTCGCCTTCGAAGAAGCCACGGACGTAGGTGCTCTCACCACGCTTGGCGAGCTGCATGGCGTTCGGATCTTCACAGGCCATGCGCCGAGACGCCAGCATGGAGGTGACGGTCGGGTACATCCGGCCGGTCTCCGGGTCGGTGAGCTGGCTGTAGGGCGTCAGGTACAGCTTCATGCGCTGTTCGATGCTGGCGAGCTCGCCCATCGACACGAGGAGGTTCTTGGCCGTCTCGTGGCCGTCCTCCTTGAACCGGTCGATCAGCTTGCCGCGCGCCTCAGCGTCCGACTGGGTCTTGTTCTGGTTGACGATGACCTTCGTGCCCGTCAGGTCATAGAAGATCGTCCGCATGGGCATGTAATGCGAGAGGTTGACGCCCTTGGGCTCGGGGTCGCCGTTCTCGTTGGCCCAAGCGTTCGACACCGCACCACGAACCTGGATGCACTGCTTGTAGGCATCCGGCCAATCAGGCAGCTTGCACCAGTCCTCGATCTGCTTGCGGTATTTGTCGGCGCTCTTCTGATACCAGCTGTCGCGTTTCTCGAGACCGGGGTGTTTCTCCTCGGGGAACGGCAGGAGCTCCTTGACGCTGGACTTGGTCTTGCGGAGCACCTCGGCGGTGTTCTCGCGCTCCTCGGCGCGGCGGGCCAGGATGTTGTCAAAGTTGACCTTCATGCCCACCTCGCGCATCTGCGCAAAGAGGTGGATCATCGGGTTCTCCTGCTCGAAGAACGTCTGCGTGACGCCACGGTTGGTGTCGACCATGTACTGGAGCAGGCGGCGGAAGAGACGCAGAGCCCAGTAGGCGTCGTCGGCGCCATAGGCGGCGACCTCATCACCCGTCAACTGGCCCATGTGGGCCTTGTCGCCGAGGACTTCGTCGAACGTGGTCATGTTGTAGCCGAACCACGACTTGACCGCCTTTTTCAGGCCGTAGCCGTAGGCAAGGTCGTTGACGTAGCCGTTGTAGCTATGCGCCGCCTTCGATTGCTTGCCGATGATCGAATAGACGATCTCGGCCAGCCGGCTGTCGGTGAACTCTCCCTTCTCGGGGTCGAAGCCGCCCTGCGAGCAGAGCTGCATCATCTGAGTGATCAGCGGGGCGAACGCACCGCGGCCGGCATAGCGGAAATTGTTGGGATCGTATTCGTCGGGGCCATAAGCCGACACCGCCATCTGCAAGGTGCAGATGATCTCCGGCAGGTCGTAGCCGAAGCAGGACTTGAACGCGCTGAGCTCGTAGGGCGCGTTGTGAGCGATCCAGTAAGCATCGCCGGCCTTGGCGTCGAGCACGGCCTTGGCGGCGTCCCACGGGACGCGGTTCTCGACGTCGGCGTGCGCCAGGTTGAGATAGTAGGCAGTGTCCGAATTCTCCGGGTAGACCGAGAAGCCGGTCATCACCGTCCGGCGCATGTCGAAGACCAGCTTCTTCGCCTTGGACTTCTTCCGGCTGACCGGGTCGACGCTCATGAACTGGTTCAGGCCGTCGTGGCGCGCATCGTCCTGGGTTTCGCAGTCCAGACCGTTGAAGGGGGTGGCCTTCACCTGGCTGACGATGTGCGGGATCAACTGGTCGACGTTGCGAGCGTCGACCAGCACGGTCTTGATCGTCATTGCATGAACTCCTTGAGGGCTTGGTCGGCCTTGTAGAAATCGGGCTGACCGATGATGGTGTGCTCAGTGACGAGGTCTTCCGGCACGTCGAGGAACCCGATGATGTCCCAGTAGGCCTTGAACTGGTCGGGGTTCTCTTCGAGCCAGCTGACCATCTTCGGCTGGAGCTTGATCTGTTTCTGCCAGCCATCCTGGCCGGCGAAGATCATGTCGGTGGCGCGCTGGAGGCGCCGTGGGCCGTTCTCCTCCCACAAGCTCTCGCCGAAACGGGGTACGCCAGGGATCTTGTCCGAGCTGTCCCCGACCCAGGTTTTGTAGAGGCGGGTGTCCTTGGGTTCGACGCCCTTCAGCGGGTTGGCACCACAGACGACGTTCTTGGGGAACTCGCCGACGAGCTGCCACATGTCCTTGTCGTTTGAGTAGATCGCGACCAGGGCACCCCGGGCCGCGTAGCGGCGTGCAAGTAGCGCGATCACGTCGTCGGCCTCGTAGCCGGGGACCTTGATCTGTACCGCCTTCGAGTGCTCCAGTGTCTTTTGAGTGAGGTGGAAGCCGTTGTAGATGCCGGTGTCCGGTGCCTTACGGCCGACCTTGTAGCCGGGGAAAATCTCGCGGCGTTTCTGGCTTCCCTTGGGTCCGTCCCAAACACAGATGACTGGATCGGGACAGGCGAACACGTCCTGCATGAAGTTGCGTGGTGCCAAGCCGGAGACATCCGTTTCCAGCTCGACACGCAGGTACGAGTTCATGTCGTAAACGCGGATCACCCGAAAATCTCCAGGTAACGCGCGTTGAGATTGAGCTCCCCGCCGGGGTATCGGAGCGTCCCGGCGGTGATCGTGCCTAGCTGCAGATCAAGCCCTGATAGCTGCTTGACGGCGACCTCGTCGGCGGTGACCAGAACCGGCGGCTTGGCCGCCGGTTTGATCGCAGACGAAGCGGGCAGGACAGCAGCCAGCCCGAGCGCCTTGAGAAAGGAGCGGCGCTGCATCAGTCGGCCGCCGCCATCCCGAGCGCTTCCTCGTACAGATCCAGGATCGAGTCCTGTTCCTGGCGCTCGTCGGCGTCCAGCTTGCGACGGGCGATGATTTTGCGAATGGCCTTTTTGTCAAAGCCGGTGGAACCCGCCTCGGCGTAGACCTCCTTGATGTCGTCGGTGATCGTGGTCTTTTCCTCTTCGAGGCGCTCGATGCGCTCGATGAAAGCTCGCAGCTGTCCAGCGGCCACGGTCTGGCTGTCTTCGGTGGTATCCATGTTTGTTCTCCGGGAGTTGAAACAAAAAGGGCGGGACTTGCGTCCCGCCCAGGCTGGCCGGGTGAAAGGATGAGAAGCCCCGGCTAAACTCGGTTAGCCAACGACCGTGTAGTCGCGGAAGTCGAGGATGCCCCAGGTGTTGCCGTTGGAGGCCTGCTCCAGGTAGCCCACCGTGACGTCGATCGTGTCGCCGGCCGGGTCGTTGCCGTCCTTCTGCATCTGCTTCACCAGCTTGGCGAAGCTCTTGAAGCCGGTCGTCGAGAACGAGTGGCCGAGGATCGTGCCGGCGGTGACCGTCTCGTCCTTCAGCTTGATGTCATCGAGCAGTTCCAGCTGGATGTCGGCCGACCGGTACGGGCGGGCCTTCGGGTCCACCGCGCGGGCCTCCGACAGGGCCTGAGCCCAGGTCGAACCGTCCGTGGTCATCACGCGGTCGTAGGTCTTGCGGTAGGTCGCCGGGTTGCCGTACTTGACCGACTCGCTGTAGGCGACGTCGCTCAGGTCGATCCGGACTTTCATTTCCTCCAGAAGCGGCTTCTTCGCGCCGATCTGCAGGCCATGCTCGTTGACCTTGAGCCACTCGTCGACAACGACGGCACCCGCCATCGCGTCGTCCAGGCCCATCGGGCGACCAGCCTGCGCGACCGCACCCTGGCTCGGCGAAGCAGTGGTAACGGCGTTGGCGCCGTTGTGCTGAGCGTTGTCCTGGGGGATGGCAGCGGCGGCTTGGGTAGCCTGAGCGATGGCATTGTCGATATTGTTCATGAACAGTTCCTTCGTGTTTGCGTTTTCAACACCGCTTCGTGCGGTGAACTTGAAATAAGAAAGGCCCGTCGAATTACGACGGGCCTTTTCTTCTTGTCCTAGAGTACCGGTGTGATTGTTTTCTATGCGGCCTCTTTTAGTTCCTCTCCTCCTTCGATGTTGTGCTCGTAAAGCTTGAGCACCTCGTGCGTCGGATCCACCTTGTGAGCGTCCAAGCTCTTCTGGTAGATGATGAACGTGATCCGGTTATCCAGGCTGTCCTCGTACAGCAGGACCGTGATGCGCAACGGCGAGCCACGCTTGCCGCGGATTGCACGCCGGTAGGCCTGCAACACCGTGGTGTCGAGGAAGTCCAGCGAGGCGAAGATCATGTGATCGACCTCCTGATCCCCACAGAACTGCCAGTTGAAGCCGACGTCGGCGACGGCCGGCGAGGCGATGATGCAGTTCAGGCGCCCCTCACGGAACGCCAGGTCGATCTCACCGCGCTGCTTAGGCGTAACGTCGCCATTCAGGATGTCTGCCTTCAGTCCGTAGGAGCGGGCCAGCTCCAGGATCCGATATTGCTGGGGCTTGAGGGCGGCGTAGACGATCACTGGCTTGCCGGTGCGGGCGTGGTCCTCGAAGTGGAGATCGAGGCGTTCCTCCTTCCCGCAGCGGGCACCCTTCATGATGTCGATCGTCTTCCCGCTCTCAGGGTCGGAGAGATCCGGGAACGCGTTCGGGTGCTCCATGATCTGGCGGGCGCGGATGAAGCCGACACCCGGCTGGGTGCCGTCGAGATAGAACTTGTCGAGTTCGACAAATGCGTCGTCCTTGAACTTGTCGTAGATCTCGCGTTGCTTCTCGGACATCTGGACGTATTCGGGGATGATGACCTTGGCTTCCTTGCCGTAGACCATCTCGAACGTCCGGCGGATGCCGTGCTTGCCGAAGATCGCCGACAGCTTTTCGTGGTTGCGCCAGGCCTTGAGCTTCCCGGTGATCGGGTCCTCGATCGAGTGGTAGTAGTAGAAGCCCTTGTAGGAGGGATAGTAGCGCGGCTCGATGATGCGGATCGCCGGATAGGCGCTGTCCAGGCGGCCGGAGACGAGCGTGCCGGTCATGCCGCCGAAATACTCCATCGGCCCGCGGAAGAAGCTGTCGTAGAAGCCCTGCGTGCGCTGCGAGGCATCTCCTTTGTATCCCTTGTGGATCTCGTCGACCTGAACCGCCTTGACGAAGTCAGGCAGCGCCTCCCAGTGGGTCGAGAAGGCATCGAAGCCCATCAGGAACACCTTGGTGTTGCCAGGGTTGGCGAGCTCATAGGGCAGCTTGGTGCGGGCCTGGAGCATTCGGCGGTCGATGGTCATGTCCGCACGGGCCACGCCGGTCTCGCGGAGGGCCTTGAAGCTGGCATTCTGAGAGCCGATCAGCTTGTACTTGCTGCGGCTGTGATCCCATTCCATCAGGGTCTCGGCCAGCTTCTTCTGGGCGGGGGACAGAGGCCGCAGCCCCGTGACGATCGTCACCTCATCGGGCTTGAAGTTCGTGAAGCGGAGGATCTCGTCCCTGTTCTTCTTGAGCAGGGAAAGGGGCATGACGAACGCAGAACCTACGCCATGCTCCTTCCACAGCCACCACTGATACACGCAGACCGAGGGGGTCTTCCCCGTGCCCGGGTCGGACAGGTTCAGCCACTTCGGATTGCGGATATAGTAGGCGAGGTCGGCGATCTGGTAATCGCGGAGCGATACACCATCATCCATTCATCAAATCCTTGCAGTTCCTGCGGACCTCGTCCGCTTCCTGATTGTCGCCGTAGTCGCAGTCGCCACACTTCGAGCAGACGTTGACCGGGACGGAGCACCAGCAGTCCGGGGTGCATCCTGCGTTGGACCCACCATAGGACTGCCACTGGTGGCCGTGCTCACGGCACGGCCCCTGGGCGATCTCGCGCTCTATGCGGGCGACCTCGGCGCGGGCGGCTTCTAGTTGGTCAGCGAGCTCGGACATGTCGAAGCTCGTCAAGGATGATCGGAGGGACCGTGTTCTCTGCCGATTTGCAGGCTTCGAGGTTCTCGACCGAAGCACCACAGAGGGTGCATGGGTTCGGCTCCTCGTTGTGGCAAGGGCAGCGCTTCTCAGCCCAATCCAGCGTCATCTTGACGACCGCCGCCAACTCCTTGATCCGCTCGTAGGGATCACCCTGCTGCCAGCCGGTGTTCATGCAATCCGAGCAGCCGTACGGCTCCGGAGGCTGGATCACACAACTCATGCAGACGCCGGCCCGCTTGCAGGCCAGCTTGTACGCGTCACGCTCGCCAAGCGCGCGATCGCGCTCCCGGATCACCTCCCAGAGGAGTTCCTTGTCAGATTTACCCTTGTGGTGCATTGAAGAATTTCTCCGCTGCTGCGAGCACGATCTCGGCGTGCGCAAGGTAATGTTTCAGGTGCTGGACCTGGCGGCGCTTGCGGATCAGGAATGACTCGCGCGCCTGTTCGATGGTGGGGTAAGCCCAGCGCTTACCGGCGCCGTTCAGGACGAAGCGCCCCTGACCGTAGTCGTCGAGCCAGACGCCCTTCGGCGTCTCGCGCAGGACGCGATAGCGGGAGAGGTGGATGCTGGTGCGGTTGGAAGCGCTGTCCTCGTATCGATACCAGCCGTCGTCGGCTCGGCTCTCATAGAGATCGACGTCGGCGGCCGAGGCTTTCTGCTCCTCGGGAAACAGGAGGTCAGCCATACTTCTGATCCAGCGCTTTGAGTTCGGCCTCAGCGCTTTCCCTGACGGTCTGGATCACAGCGCTCATCTTCATCGAAACGTGTTCGTCGAGCAGCTTGATCACGTCCTTGTACCCGATGCAGGACGACGCGTAGTGGCCGCGGAACTCGGGGAAGATGTCGATGTCCCGGCCAGTGTCCTCGAGCCAGTGCAGGGCTCGTTTGATCAGGGCGTAGCGATCAGCATCACGTGTCGTCTCCTCCGCCTTGGCGCGAAGGAGCTGTTCGATTTCCAATCCCATGTCAGTATCCTCGTGCTGGACTGTCGCAGTAACCACCGCGGTCGTAGTGCTTGTTGAAGCGGAACCAGCCGTGGCGGGTGGCGTCCTCGACCCGCCGGAGCTGGCCGTCGAACAACTCCAGCTTCCCGAAGATCTCGATCCCCTGGTCGCGGAGATAGTTCCAGCCCTTCTCGGTGGGTTCCGGCCACATACCCCTGGTCACGTAGCCGGAGCCCTGGAGGTAGCCGAGCGAGGCGCCGACAGCGGCGCCCCACCCGTCAATCGCGTCGTCGTCACCTGCGACGGATCGCAGGACTTTCAAGTCGTGGTCGATCATGCCGCGAGGGCCTCGAGTTCCTCGACCAGCTTCTTCGAGATGGGATCGATCTCGGCCATCTTCTTGAAGAACTGGAGCTTCGAGTACTCCTTGGTGCGCCGTTCGAGCGCGGCCTCGATTTCGGCCACTCGCTTCTCGCGCTCGGCCTGGGCCTTGTAGTCGCTGTCATCGACGACTTGGATGACGCGCTTGGTCGCCTTTATCGAGCCATTCGGAAGGATGTCGACCACCTTGACGCAGGTGTAGCCGCCGATCGGGCTGTCAACGATGACGTGGTCGTCCACCGCGACCGGGTAAGGGCAGAAATAATGGTACCGCTTTGAGCGGCCATATTCCGAGTTGTGGAAGACGGCGGCGATGACATTGGATTGACGTTCGATAGACATTTCAGTTTCCTTTGCTGAGCATGTGCTGTTTGAGCAAATGGGCGCCGTACGCCTCCCAGGGGAGGGCGATCAGGTCGGCCAAATTCACTTGCCCTAGAGTACTGGTTGATCGTCTCGCCTCGGGACGGAGGACGAGGGTTGGTTCACCCTGAAGGACGAGCCGGCGGGGCAGGTACGGAGCCGCCTCCAGGACCTGGTCAACGAAACGCTTGTCCTTGGCCCGCACGCCGGTCAGGACGAGGGGCTGGACGTTGGTGTATCCGAGGGATCTGATGATCTTGTCAGGTCTGACGCTCCAGAAAGGAGCGATCGGGAGTCGGGTAGGGCTGCTCATCCTGGACAGGATCGCAAGGATGAGGTGGAGTTCTGGTTGTGGGATGAACACCGCTTGGTTCCCCATCTCCTGGGGCACCGGCGACATGGCGTCTACCAGCGGGTCGGCGGGAAAGCGTGAAGGGTCGACTTCAGCTCGGAGATCGATGCGATGATCGCAAGGGTTCTTGCTCGGTTCGAACGGACATGGGATCTCAAAATTGAAGGCGCTTGTTGTCTTCTCGCCTTGCAGCAGAAAGGCGATGTCGCCTTCCCAGTGTATGCCGTTCACGCTGCTTTCTTGACCTCCTCTGCGAGCTGGACTTCGACCTTGGCTTTCGAGGCCCTTGTATAAGTGGTCTCGGTCTTCAGAATTCCAAGCTCGAACAGCTTGGCTTTGAATTTTCGGTCGGCCGCCTCGAGTTTGGCGTGGTCGATCACGATCTCCGAGCCCTTGGCCCTGCGCTCGACTGGGGCCGAGACGATCACCTTGCCGACGCCTGGGACGTCGTAGGTGTCGGCGCCGGCGGGGCGGATGAGTTCCTTGAGAACCTCGTAGCGCGCCTCCAGCGGTTCGAGCTTCGCCTTGACGGCGAGCAGCTCGTCCACCGTTGGCCTAATATTTTCGTTCAT